CCTGTTTAAGTGCGTGGCCTATCAGGTAGACCTCTCCTGTAGGCATCACTATTCTCTCTAGCTTCAGCCAAATCCTTTAGTCGTTGTATTTCCTGCATGAACCTCTGTTCATACAGTTGCATCATGTCCTGTTCACCCTTCATATAAGTATACGCTTCTACAAGAGAACCGTAAAGAAGGGCATTCGGGGCATTAGTACTGAGCCAAGTATTACCTGAACCCGCCCCAGCCGTAATACTGGCTGGCCTGTAGTAATAATGAAGCTCCACGGTATACGCTTGATCCGGTGTAGGACCCACAATAAAATTATCTACATCGAAAACACCATAATATTTTGGGACAGCATTACTGCCCATATCTGTAGAATATTCCTGAATAAAGTTTACATCTTTAAAGTCTAGAAACTCTTTATAATTAGCTGTTGTGATTTGAAAAGAAAAAGATGCTAAATAATCGGTAGGCACGTTTAGATAAGGATCACTAGCTGTAAGTTGTGACGTAGCATTCTTTCTAAATAGTTCTAGATCAACTAGTGTAAAGATACGGTCTTCCGCGCCACGAATAAACACAGGCAGATTAGTTACAAAAGAAGTTTCTTCGTTCTCTGTAAAATTTTTTATCGCGTCTTGTAGCTCTGTGTATGTAAATGACATGTCACTTGCTCACTATACTATTGTTATATTGCCGACCATACCGCTATGGTTAGTACACTGATACACCAAAGATGTATCGCTTGGTTCATGCGGGACAATAAACTGCGTCAATCCGGTGGTAGAATTGTAGTTGTCTGTCACCCCTGTTGTAAAAGCAGATCCGCCATTAGATGTTCTAATTTGCAAAGGATGACTTGAGACATTGGCTGTGTTGTCTATCAGATATGTATGCCCCTTGTAGAAGGTAAAGTTCGGATTATTGCCTGCGGTGGCTCCCGGACCCGTGAATGTAAAAGCAGTAGAGCCATTCACACCAGCGGTGTATTTGGTTACAGGACCGCTTGCTTCATCGTTTAAACGTACCCAAGCTCCTCCATGAGCAAAATACATTCCTCCAAGCGCATGAACATGAGCAATAGCTCCATGATACGTTGATGCGCTAGGTAGGTCACTCAAAGCTGCATAATAGAAAACGATCTTGTTCGCGCCTTGGCTAACATCAAGAACACCGTTCGTATCAATAATATCTGTAAGCGTGGTCCCATTACCTAACGCATTATAGATCTCATCGAAGTTGTCGTTTATCTTATCCGCACCTGCACGGAGAGTGTCACCCGTGCCGTCATTCGCTGTTGTTCCAATTCCTACTGCTTGTTTTGCCATTTAAGCCTCGTCAAATGTCTCGCTTGCCGAATCGAATGTAACACTTATCGAATCAAACGTCGATGATGTTGTTGCTACGCCAGCAGCAGCGGTCACAACGCCACCACCACCTCTTATGCCACCAGTGGTCGCCGTTTCGCCAGTAATTGTGATTGTATAGGAATTCGCATCAACAACAGTAATTGTGTGTCCCGCAGCTTTTTCCAAAGCAGTTGTCGAAAAACCATCGAACGCTTGTGTTTTACGGAAGATAACTACATTGGATGTGCTTCGACCATGAGAAGGTTCAAACACAGTGATTACAGAAGAACCCGCGCTACCTGATTGAAAAGGATTCATTATCAGTAGAACTTGTCCTGCCACCTCGGTAGCTGTATCTGGTCTAGGCTGGAACAGAGCTTGTGGATCAGGGCCTACTCTGCGAGGGTTTAGCTGTGGATGTTTAATCTCGTACTCATCTGGACCAACCTTGAGACCATTCCACTCAACGATCATTTCTGCAAGGCGATATCGAAACCCGGAACGATCCGAAAGACCCCAAGCTCTTTTACCAGATGCATGTCTTGCCATTAATTAACTCGAAGATATTGAATACTAGGCTGAAGTTTCAGCGGCACTCGGTCTTCGTCCTCATCTGCTGCACGTTGAAATTCTTCCTCATACACCGACTTTAAAAGTTGAATTCGATCCGGGGCTTTTTTCATTGCGATATAATAAGCTAAACCAGCTACCATACAGGGGTAGAAACGGAATGGTGCGTCCGTTGTGTTAACTAAAGTGTCAGCATCATCCATGCGCTGAACATAATAATAAATCAAAGTGTCTGTAGAGTTATCCGGGGTAGGCCATAGTGTTACCTGTGGCAGTATCTGTCGATTGTAAAAATACTGGCTCGGGCGACCTTCCGTTGTTTTCGCGGGTAGGGTCAAATAATCTCCCCTAGACATGCGATCTAGCTCGAAGTCGGTTCCACTACGGCGTATTACTACTTCCAGTAAATCTGTATAATCTGCGGTAAATGTGTATGTGGCTGTGCCAGATGTCAAAGCTTGTGTGCCCTGTTTAACTGTCCACAGATTAAGACCTCTGTTAGCCCAGTCAGCAAACATTAGGTTAAGAGACCGCCTTGCTGTTTTAAAATCGTAACCAGTACGAGCCTCAAGTCCACAACGCTCATACGCCTCTTCTATAATTTCAGCGACGTTTAGCTCGAAGTTTCTGGATCCTGAAAGAGCCATTATTTTTTCCTTCTTAAAGATTTAACTCTACGAGGCTTACCCGCTGGTTGTCCTAATCGTTTTTTCTGTGCTATTCTACTACGTTTTTCTGTGGCTGTCATTTCTTTGGAGGTTTTGGGAGTTTTAGAGGAGATACGTTTGGAGGGGCGGCAATATGGAGTACCCCGTTTTTCACCTTTGCGACGCCCACACGGTTTCCCCGTGGAAACGTCCTTCCACTCTTCCTTGAACCACCTCTTGAGAGCCGCACCTTTTTTCGTCTTTCTAATAGCCATATCTTACACTCATAGAACTTGCAGCAGAAACCATTAATAGGATAAACGCTCCGATACCAACAACAATAACAAAAATTAGAAGAAGAGCCATCTTTACATTTTCCATTATTTCTTCTTGTCGAAGAATAGCTTCTCTTCTAGCTTTCATCGCCGCTTCTTTAGCTTCCTGTATCCTCTTCTGCCTCTCTTCAAGAATTCCTTTCCAAGTACCGGGGCCAAAGCGCATATCCACCATAGTGGCTACTTCTTGTAACTTTTCTGCCGCTATCCTAGCGTCGATGACCTCACGAGCAACGGAATCTACACCAAATTGATCTGTTAGACCAACGCCAGACTTTTTGTTTCTAGCCTCGTTTACCTGCTTCTGACCTGCGAACAAAGCATCTATCTGACTTGCAATATCTCCTATGTCATTCGCTGTGCCAATAGCACTTTTTATACCATCAACGGCACTCTTAACTAAAGCTATACCAGCTAATGCCGTTGATATTGGTTCCATAATTATCTCTCACGGTCTTAGAGTAATAGCACCGCTATCAATATATCTTGGTTGTGCGGTACTTGAATGTTCCCCCTTTGGCTTTTTTCTTCTTTCCACCTGTTCCGTAGTTGGCAGCGCCGACTTTTCTGCATTTGGCAATTGCCCCGCTTGCATACGCCGACGGGAAGACCTTATATCTGCGTTTAACTTTTTGATAACATGCATCTTTAGGCATTCCTTTTTTTCCTTCTTACACGTTTGGTTACTTTTCTTCTATCGCTCAAAACAGTGCCGCATCCTCTAGCAACATTACGGTTACTGGAAGGTCTTTTTCGTTTCTGCGGTGGCTTTGATATCTGCTTTGCCATTGATCCACGCGAGATTGCCATTTTTATTCTCCAAGAAATCATCCCACAAAACGCTTAACATTTTGTGGTTCTCTGTAACTTTCATATTAACCACTGCAACTTCGGTTTTCAATTCTGTTACAGACATGCCAATCCAACCACAAAAACCTAATAAAGCCACAATAAATATTTTATTGTCCATCAGCACTTCCATCTCCGTCTGGCAGCGCAAATGCGCTTCTTAGGTGTTTTGGTACAATTAATATTATGCATCTTCATCTGGCCTTTTGAACGACTACAGTATGATGCGCGACGTTTAGCAGCTTTTGACCCCTTCTTTACCTTACCAGTAACAGCGGTCTTTAGCTTTGACCCGGGGTTGGCGCGGCGGTACGCCGCCACACCAGCCTTGGTCATTCCCGCTCCAGACTTTGTGGAGCGGAAATTTTTCTTGTTACGACTTGGCATTTTGGCTGGTTTTCTAGCCATTAGCCAAAGAATCCAGTAAGCGAATCTACGTTAGTAAGTGTCACATGACACTCATCATCAAAGATCATACCGTGGTCAGGTATGGTGATCTGATTGTCGTCGGAGGTGTGAAACACCATAGACAATAGAGTTGCACCGCTACTACCGTTTTTAAACACCACCGCAGGCGAACCGCTAGAAGCTGTCTTTACATAGAAAGCTTTTAAACGAGTTCTACCACCTAGCACTGTTCCGGTAGCTGTAACTGTTTTTGCTGTAATAGAAGCAGCCATTCCGCCCTCCTATTAAGCAAGGTTGTTATTTTGCTGGTACAGAATTGTAAAACGAACAAGACCTGCGTTTGTTGCGGCAGAAGCGGTCACAGTCAAACGAATATCTGCTGTACCAGTGTCCTGCCAAGCCAAGGCAGCGCCAGCTTGTGTTGTTGGGTACTTACGACCAGCGTCTGTTCCAGATGCAAAGGTGTTCAGAATTGTGGCTGCTCCACCTACTGTGTCACCGATACTAAGGTTAGTAGAAGCATTCGCGGCTGTGATGATGTCAATCACACAGTCAATAATCTGAGAGTTTGCAGGGATAACAACGTCAGTGACTTGAGCAGCTAGAGCACCGCCTGATAAGTCTGCTGAAAATGTCTGAGCCATAACAACCTGACCGACGTTAGCAATGTTTGAGCCTAGAGTCGTGCCTGTTGTGTTCTTAATAGTTCCGGCCTTGATAGGACCAGAGAAAGTAGTGGTAGCCATTTAAGTCTCCTGTCGTGGCTAGTGTCAACCGCACCATGCAGTTGTCAGGAATAAAACATTGTACAACAAAAAAGGGCAGCATGGAAGCTGCCCTTTAATATCATTTTGCCTACACTTATGCGCCCGGTGAACCGAATACGCAACGTGGGTCTGAGAAGCCGAAGCTGTAACGCTCACGAGCTTTGTACCGCATGTTGCCAGTGTCGAAATCTGGGTCCATTGCAGTTGACAGAGCCAAACGCTCAAAGTGCTTGAAGCCGTTAGGTGCATCAGTCTTCAGGAAGAATGCGTCCGTGTCGGTTAGGAAGTCGTTGACTACATAACCGTCTGGGAGCATGCCCATTGACCGAAGTGCATTTACGTCATTGTCGGCTGTTCCAACCCGTAGGTTAGACACCAAAAGACGCTCGGCAACAAATTGAAGTTGGCGAGGAACGATAAGCTTCATGCCTTTAAGAGCAATAATCAAACCGCGCTCATCAACAAAACCAGCGATGCTGATTAATGCGTCTTCAAGAGAAGTCTCATTCAAGTCAGCAGCAGTTGCTGGCTCATTGTTGAATGTGCCACCATTTGTAAGCGGGTGAGAAGCATCACAGAGAGCAACACCGTCACCACCAGCGAATGCGCCTGCGGTGAATGCATTGTTAAGAACTGCGGCAGCTTTAACCTGCTTTGTATGTGCCATCGAACGAGCGAGAGCACGAGTGTACCGAGAAGCAAGACGATCATAAAGATTGTCCTCAACTGCTTCTTCAGTGATTGAGAAGGCCATCGCCACTGTCTCGTGGTTGTAACGAGCAGTGTAAGCTTCGTTGGCATCGTCAAAAGCAACACCTGTGCCCTCACCTTTAACAGGTGCGGCACCGAAACCTGACAGCATTACCTCTTCTTCAAACGCCCGGTCAGAAGACTCGGTGTCGAAGATTTCAGCATGCTGACCTTCATATCGGTCATATTCCATTCCAAAGAGAGCGTTTAGACCGGGCTCTAGTTCTTTGGCGAGTTGTGCGCGAGAAATAGCCATTATCTAACCTCCCTACGAAATTGCAGCTTCAGAATCAGCCTGAAGCAGTGCGTGGTTGTTGATCATCACAATCATAGGAATACCCGCAGCAGCAAAGTCTTCGTTGTCTACATCATCAAGAATGCCAACAATCTTCAAAGGAAGAGAGGCATTTGATGAATCTAATGTAGCAACATCCATCTTTGCAGATGAGATTCCTGTGGTTGTACTCCCGCTTGCGCCACTATCCAACTGTGTGTTTTCAAAAATAGCTGCTTTAGCGGTTGCTTCATCTGTAAATGTCGCATCAGTAGCGATGATGAAGCGCTGAAGTGGGTTGTCATACACAAACCCTGTGATTGGGAATGATGTATTTGCACTTCCTGAACCGGGCCAAGTATTAGAAAAAGTTTTCTTCCCGGTAGTAGCGGACACAAACTCACATCCTTGGAACACACCAACAAATGCCACGGTGTCCCCAGTAGCAGAACCAACAACGATTGAACCACCGTTGTCACACTTTACTGGAGTACCCTGAAATATTGCTGCTGCCGAACCGCCGATGGGGTATGCATTTACGCCGCCAGTAGCTGGTGTGCTACCCGCATTGTTTATCGGTCGAAGACCGAAGGCAACATTGACGTTTGCCATTGCTTACTCCTTGCTTTGTAGGAGGTTAGCCATCCGACTTACCTCCGAATGATACACGGCTTTTCCTATCCGTATGAATAGGCATTGAGGGGTGTTGTTCCCTCATCAGGCTTTGGTCCACGGCTTCCATTTGTTGACGGGTCTGCTCCCGATAGTATTCAGTTCGCTCTTCTACCGTTTCCTCTGGGATACGAGCAAGCATTAAACCACCTACTCCTATTACACCTGCATGCTGACCTTCATCGATGGTTGGATATTTACCAGTCATCTCTGGATATTCGTCAGCCCTTACAGGCTCCCAACCTTCCCGAAGCTTGGCGTTTACATTCATCTTGTCATCTTCACCTCGAACGGAGGTACGAATCCAACGATGCTTAAAACCTTCTGGTGCTTCTGGGGCCTCCAGTTTAGAAGGAGGTGCCCAAGGCTTTCTTCTCTGGGTCTTCGCGCGAGTTGCCGCTTCGCGTGGCGTTCTTTTAGAATCAGTCATTTTTTACTCCTTAACATACTTAGCATATTCTTCGAGCGGAACATTTAACCTTTTCGCTATTGCAATTTGCGAAGCTGTTAATTTGACTGTTCTGCGCCCCTTTCCTGACGGTGCTTTAGAAGCACTGGACTCCGCAGAGGCGACTCGGGGTCCTTTATCACCGCGTTTTGTTTCCTTAAATTTTTGGGGAAACTCAATGCGGATTCTTTTGTCAAGCTCATTATAGTACTCATCGGACGCTGGGTCAAATCCTTCGTCCTCAATTAGTTGCCTATGCAGTCCAAAAGCAGCATAAGTCATGGTCTGATCACTCCCAAACCATTCGTTTTTAGTAGCCCAAACTTCTGCTTTAGGATCCGGAGGAGGTGGTGCAGCCTGCTGCGCCTGTTGCGGAGCCCTCTGCTGTTGTTCTTGCGGAGCCTGTTGCGGGGCTTTTTCTCTTCGCTGTTTAGTCTCATCAAGACGAGCTTCATCAAGAGCAAGTTTACTCAAGCTCTTCTGGGCTTCAAACATAGCTTCTGCATCGCCCTCATCATAAGCTTTCTGGTACGCTGACTTAGCTGCGGCTATTTGAGACTCAATCCTTGAGCCAAACTCGCCAACAAAAGACTCATCCAGCTTGTCAAGTCTAGATTTTAAATCGTCATTTTGTTTTTTAACAGCTTCTGCAAACTCCACCGCAGCCTTACGTTGAGCTTCTTCTTCTCGAAACTTATGTGTCAGTTTATTTATACGATTTTGCACAGACTTGGAGTATTGCTCTAACTCTTCCTCTTTGTCTGGCTCTGACTTCTCCTCTACTTCTGACTCACTCTGCTCCTCAACAGCCGGGGCAGATTCTTCAAGTTCTAACTCCTGCTGCTGCTCCTTCTCTTCCTCTTCAATAACTTCAATTTCTTGCTCTTCTGCGGCGTTAGTTGACACAACTATCCTCCGTATGACTTGATATCGTCTGGATCGACGATGGTTGCGATGACTTCGTCATCGTTGATAATTCTCACTTCACCGCCCTCTATACTAAACCGAGATCCAGCGTAGCGTCCGATACACACCCAATCACCTTCTTTGCACCAAGGATCTCCGCCACCAAATTTGTCGGCATCCTTGTATGCTAAAGGTCCAACCTTTACGACATAAGCTACAACGGTAGCTTTCGACTCACGGTCTCTAACTTGATCAGGAACATAAATACCCCCTTCAGTTTTATCACGACCCATGTACGGCATGACCAATACACGCCACCCAGTGGGTTGTGGAATTCTTTCTGTAAGGGATTTTTTCTTTGCGACCTCTTCGGCCTTCTTTTTCGCTTCGCGTTGCGCGACAACGTAGTCAGGTACTATCAGTGTCTTCGACATAATTCACCTTTTTCAGCAGGGCCTTTAGTTCATCAAGAGCATAAGCGACACCCTGTATTTCGCCGACTCTTGCTTTGTAGTCTTCCCAGTCGGAAACACCACCACTCGTAATAGAATGACTAATGTCATCTATCCTTTCAGTCAATCTTTTATTGTATTGACTGACAAAATGTAAAACATCCATATGTGCCCCTTTTATTCGTGTTCTCCACCATTAGCTCTACCGAGCCCACCAAAGTAAGCTGGTCGTCGCTTTGCCGTTTCAAACACGCCCACCGTTATAAAAATACCGGCAAGTAGTATTGAATGAACTACGGCGCTAACTCCAAACGCCACAATAGATCCTACCCACATACCGAATATGATACACCACATCCACGCCAAGACTTGCATGACCAAATGTCTGGTGCTCGTATCCGGTATATAAGATAGAGGATTGTGACGACTGTCCATAATTAATTTATATAGAGTCACCATTTACTTTTTCTTTACAGTGCCTCCACGCATACGGCGCATAGCCATCTTCTTAGCTTTATTCATGCCACCCATCATCTTCTTGGCTACAACTTTACCACCACGGTTGCGGCGCATTGCTTTCTTTTTAGCTCCGGGCATCTTCTCGTCTCCTTCTTCGGGTTAAGATTAGACTTATGTAATCTTCTTTTGTATAGTTTTCGTAGTATCCAACTTTTTCAAGTTTTTTACTAGCATCATCTAGCTCTGACAGCCTTTGTATGAATACCATTGTAAAGTTTGTTTGAAAAGCCAGCAACCATAAATCTAGTTTATGCACTGAAAACCATTCATTCATAGCCGAACAAATAGCTTCAACTTGTTCATAAGGCTGTTCTGCGTTTTCCTCTGTACAAATAACTACGGAATACTTCTTACTAAAATTCTTACATTGAGATGCTACTGTACGCCACAAATCTTCTGTGTCCAGACAGTCTACAACTTTTAACTTATCATCCTGTAGTGCCCTCTTTGCGAAGGGACAAGGAGCAAAACCAGCGTCCTTGTCTACCACACTTAAATCAGTGTGCACCCACTCCTCTATTAATTCCCTCATGTAGTGAAATAGTTAAAGACATTTCCTGCCTTTTCCCTTAACTGTCTTAGCTGTTCCATATAGTCTTGATCAAGAAAACTTCCTTCCTTTTGACCCCCGTAATATGTCTGTCCTTTACCCTTACCAGCGCGAAACACACCACTTTGTCCCTGATATGGTGATCGATAAGTTTTTGCGTCGGCTATTTGAATTGTGTCAGGGAAGTTTGAGCGGACTGAAGAATCTAAGATTATCTGTTCAGTCGGTGTTAAACCGTAGGGACCCGCGTTTATTTCTGCTTCTCTGGCTCTCCTCTGTTCTTCTAGCCCTTCTCTCTGCTGTGCCTCTCTATCATCCAACATTCTGTCTATGTTTGAACCTGTTTCATCGAAGCCTCTGTTCATGTCATACGGTCCTAAAGAATCTAATTGTTCTATAGTTGCCGCTGTTGCCGGGTTCACAGGTTGTTCTTGTATGTTTCTTGTAATTGAAGATCGTGGGACTGTTGCAGTCTGCGACAACGGAGCAGCTAGATCAAACATACCACGTCCATACATGTTTTCATCCAACGGAGCATCATCAAGCTGTCTTTGTACTTGTGGCTCGGGCTCAGTGCGGAATAGATCAGCAAAATCTCTGCCAGTGTTTACAATCCCGCGACCTATATCTCCTATGGCACCAATACCTTGTCCCATTGCTTCACTGAGAGAACGAGACATACCACCGGATGTTTCACCTCGTGCCAACATTTCTTCCGTTGGTGCAAGTGCAGCGGCAGGTAATTCCTGATCGCGAATACCACTAACAGGGTTTGCCATCATTCGGGTTAAAAACCCTGCGCCGCCGGGTGCAAGGAAGGTCATGGCAAGATTGTCTGCTCCACTAAAATCTCTGTCGTAAGTGACTACAGGACCTAAAACTGTTGGTGTTCCCGATCTGTCGGTGAAAGCAGTAGATCTAAGACCCGGTCTAACTTGACCCCTTTCAGCAGAACGCTGCATCTCATACTCTGACGGTACGTCCCGATTGTATCCTACCCTATCAGGGTTGTTTCTTGGATTAATGTACGAGTCATATGCTCTGTTAATGGCTCTTTCTGTTGGATCTGCATAACCATACTTGTCTTGATATGTTTCTAAATCTGGACGACCAATGTCAGAACCTGACTTTCCGCTATAATACTTATCCGCGTCAATGCCCATTGACTTTTTGTCAGACATCAAAACTGTTTCCCCACGAGCATTCTTTTTGCCAAAGACCGTGCCAGTAAGTCTACCTATATTGGGATCAGTTCTAACCTGCCCCGAACCTAAACCGTATCTTTGTAAGGTTTTAGCCAAGTCATACCCGAGAGTTTCGATACCATACCGATTATCCTTTGTTATATCGTATATAGAATTAAAATCAGACCTACTCATAGGTCCTCTGCGGGAGGTGTATAAATTAACGAATTGATTAAGACCAGACCTTGGGCTGCTTAGAAAGGGAGCGCTCTCTCTAATAGCCCTCCCTGTTTTGGTAGGGTCATTAAAATAAGAATCTAAAATGCCAGTAGCAGCGGCTTTATTGCTTAAACCAAAAGAGTCAGAGCCACCCGGGTCAAAACCTCCAAAGTCATAACTATCCATGTTTATGCCAGCAGCTTGAGCGGCGGCAGCAGCTATGTCTTGTTGTAAGCCTTGATCGAAGTTTTCATCATCCGCATAATCTGCGGCTGTCATCCCGCTAGTACTTACGTTGGAATAACCACCAAGGTTGTCTTGTCTAGACATTGCTATCTAACCTTAACTTCTCTAGGGGGACACATGGATGCTTTACCCATACCACGAACAAATTTACCATCCTTGGCTTCAACAATATCTTCGTTCTTTGTTACCAGAGGAGAGCCTTCACGGTTCATGGGATGATCTTTTTTAGTGCGTGGGTCTTTCGGATGAACCTTCCCATGCTTTTGATAATAATCGTCAAACATCTTTTGTTTAGACTTGGGCTTTGTTTTTGACTTGTCCATCTTAGTTCCAATCTCTGTATCTTCTTGGAATATACGTTCTGCATCTTCAAAACGCTGCATACGCTTTTTTAACTCTGGAGAGTACTTGTCCATAATATTGGACCCTCCGTCGCTACGACCACGAGCTTTAGCCATAAGCTTCTTCGCCGAACCACGGCTAATACCAAGATCTTCTGCAAACTGATTTAATCTTGGTCTTGGCATTTTTTACCCCAATTTATTATTTCGTCGATTGTACGTCCACAACCAATACATCTTACACGTTCTTTGTCTAGTACACAAATACCAACACATGGACTCTTATTCATAGCTAGGAACACCCATCAAAGCATTGATACCAAACATCTCCATAAGGACAAGAGTAAAGAACAACAACAATACACCACCAACAATCAGCTTGCCACTAAAGTTCGACGATCCAATCTTAATCGCAACAAACTCGTTGCCCAAAATACGAAGGATTAGTTCAAAGCTGTTGTCACCAACTTTAGCTTGTAGTGGTTTTTTATTATCTTCGCTCACAACTTTCCTTACCTGCACACTCTTTAGGATAACAGTGTACCTTCATTGAGTAATACTCGTTATCAAAACTAGCCGCCCATCTACCATCTTTGAGCATATATTCACACTGTCGTTCAGTCATGGTTTCTTGCAGTGCAAGCTGACCAATGTAATGATCTATGCTGCCGTCATTTCCCCACATGCTTATGATCATTACCCATTCTTTCATGTTTTTACTTTCGATTCATCCACGCTGTGGCTCCCATGAATGCTCCAACGATACCAGCACCACTGATATAAAATAAGTTACTGATGTCGCTTAAAGCATTGATCCGCTCAATACTAATGAATGGCATGAACATCATAAAAGTAAATATACCCATAGCTATTAGAGTAGCTGTAGCCATACGCCTTTGAGCAAGTTGCTTGCGTAACTCGTACTCTGTCTTTTTAATTTCTTTTGCATGCTCCAGTTCTTCATCGGTGACTATACCATCGCCATCCATGTCGTACTGGTCGTAGTCGCTGTCTTTCTGAAGGCGCTTTGACATCACTTCTTACCAAAAAACTTAGCGGCACCGCGCATACCAAAACTGGCAGCAACGATAGTGCCAAGAGTATATTGATAGTATTGCGGCATGGCCTCAAGAGCAGTAAATCCATCAGAAACAATTTGTCTCCCCCAATCTCCACAGAATGCTAGAATTAATGGCACCGAAAAAAGCACAGTTAACCACTCGTCCTTCCACGAATGAGCAGAGGCATCAGCCATCTTCAGATCCCAATCGATCTCTCCAGTAGCTTTCTTCTGCATCACCACAGCTTCAGCTTGAGCGATAGCTACTTTCGTAGCCGCTTGAGCTTTTTTCTCTTCTACCTTCCCGTTCAACCAAGTACCTGCCAAGGATGAAATCGGGCCTATAAGAGCCTGTAACATTATTGACCTCTCTTCAACGCGGCTTGTGTATTAATACGGTAGATATTTACATCATTACGATCATCAGCAATACCCTGCTGCGCTCTTATGCGATCCATAGCTAGATCTGCTGTCTGTTGTAACTTAGCCTGATCAATCTGGAAGTCCATCATATCGTTCTGCATCTTACGCTGAATTTCAATCTGATCGTTCTCTAGCTCTTTCTGACGTATCTCAACCAGAGGATCTTTAGCTCCACCTGACTCCAACAACGGTGCAAGTTGATCCAATGTATCTGCGGTCTGCTGTGCCACCGCAGCTTCTAACATCTCTGGTGGTATTTGTGGAATAGGTTCACCAGCCATTTGAGACTTCTCTATAGCCTGCTTAAACACTTCTCCGACAATGTCCCTAGCAAACAACGATACATGCTCTTGTATGTGAGCTTGTAACAACATTTCTGCCTGTGGGTTGGTTCTTAACGCCGCAGACTGCAAGAAGGAAGCATGCACACGAATGTGAGCACGATGATCTTGCTCCTGAAATGCTTGAGTAGGCATGCCTTTCATAAAGCCAGCGTTTTCCGTAGCCGGATCTTTTGGTGCAGGTGGCTGCGGTGCGGGTAAAATAGCGTCGATGTTCTTCACATCTAACGCATCGTACATCCGACGATAGGCTTCGTACAGATTATGCATCTGCGGCGCGGCCTGCGCTAATTGCAACTGTGTTTGTGCAAGAGACAAACGCTGTGCCATAGAAAAAATTGACGGGTCAGAGACAGGGAGGATATCTACACGCCCGTCAAAGTCTTGTGCCATTATCTGTGGATTAACATTTGGTCCAACCATGTAAGGATACGGCATTGGATTGGTAGCAAAGATCTCCGCCAACATACGGAACTCAGCTTTTTGTGCGTAGTGTAAGCGCTTATGTATGCTTGAAATAACTTTTGAGCCTTGCTCAATCAGGGCCACTGTTGTTCCCACGGGAGCCTGTGAGTTGACATCTGCGACTTTTGTGTCCGCAACTTGTGCAAATCTTCTACCCGAATCAACGACCACCCCGAGTAATTGAGCCAGCGTACCAGAAGGCTCCTTGTACGGGAGTGGGACAACAGCATTGCGAACATCACCGCCGGGAACATCGATATCGCGGAACTCACCCGGATTAATAGGCTCATCGTCATTTCTGACACGAACTCCACGAGCCTTGAAACCACCCGGCAAATTCGAGAGCGTACCCGCATCAATAAGCTGACGGAGAATAGATGTGGCAGCACGAGACAATCCTCCAATCATATGCAGCAATCCAAACCCGTAAAAACCAAAACCGGGCAGGAATTTAAAATGAACAAAATAATCACGTTTTCGACGCATCGGATCTTGTTCGCGATAGTTTCTTACTACCGAGAGAACTTTTCCCGAATCGCCGTCCATAGTGACGATATACGGCAGTTTGATACCTGTAGCTTCACCTTCCGCGTCCATATCCTCAAATCCCTCAAGGTCAAGGTCCACATGGATTTCATGGATAGTATAAAGCTCGTCACTGTACCCCGGGCGCAATCCCTGAATGTCGTCAGCTTTGCTTCTAATTGTTGTATCAGATTCATCATCACTTGATGGAGATAGGTCAACATCTCTATAAACACCTCCTACTTGCATCTTTCTTATGTCGTTTTCGGTCATACGAACAACGTGAGTGTAACGCTCCGCTGTACGCAAATCAGAAGCAGAGTAAGGAACAATCAAATCCTCTGCCGGTACAAATTTTGATACCGCTCTCTGACGAGCAGGATCAAAGTAAACCTTCTTAAAGGTAGAACCAGTAATCGGCAGATAAAACAGCATCTGATCCGTGTCCTGATCAAACTCCTCCATTACCTCCGTAATCTGGTAATTCATAAAGTCCTTGACACGCTGGGCCTGATCCTCAACTTCCTTGGTCTGCATGCCCAAAATCTGCGTCTTCACAGGACCACCGGGGGGTAACATCTCCTTGTAAGCCTGCGCCTGAAACTGAGTAATGGCCTCACTCAATAACGGATGCGTTACACCAGATGACCCAAGAAACGGCTCTGAACGCTCCTCGTAATTAATACCAAGCAGCGTCAACCCCTTTGATATACTTTCTTCCCACTCTTCACGAGAAGCTTTGTCTTCGTCAACCTTTGAACTAAGGTCCGAGGACAAAGAACCAAGGACGGAGTCGTCAAGAACTTCAGCCAAGTTAGCATTGTGATCGTACTCTTCAGTCTGAACCTCAACCGTTTCTTCCGAACCAATAAGCTCAACACCCGGAGGCAGCATATCATTCTGATTTACAGGTACTTCGACCTCGGTCATCTGTTCTTCTGCGCTCATCCCCGGTCCGCCGGGGCCCATTGCAGGTGCAACCATCTGTGGAGGTAATGCCATTAAAATGTTCCTTTAAATGTTCCGCCACGGGCCTTCATCACAGCCTTGCTCATACCGCCAGTCTTGTATTTCTTTGCGAGTTCCGGGCTTATCTTCTCCTGCACACCTTCCGGCAGTTTTGAAAAGCCTTTGTACTTGGATGGTACAGCATTCATGCCGCCGTCTTTCATCTCTTCGTAATAATTATAAGAACCTCTTTTCCGCATTGTCTTACCTTTTGCAGCATCAGACTTCCTAGCATCACTACGAAGCTTGCGTTTTGTTTTTTTATCTACTGTTGAAGAAAACTTTTTATTATGCTCCTTACGAGCTTTCTTTTCCGCCTTGCCCTCATCAGAACGTCTATAACGCCCAGCGTCCAAGTTTTTTCGGATGGCTACACCCGCTGGATGCCTGAACTTTTTACTGTCGTCGCTCATTAGAACACTCCTTTAAATCTTTGTGGACGGGCGATGGGGCTAAAACCCTTGACCATACCGCCATTGGCTTTTTTAGTAGAAGACTTGCTCCAAGCTTCCCACTGTTTATCCGTGAGCTTGGTTATGTCTTCTTGTGCTACCAGCTTTATCTCTTTCATCGTGCGTCCGTCAATACGGGTCTTGTCTTTGTCAGACATTACATAACCTCTCTTGCCATAGCACCAATGCCAGATCTTACCATACCACCCGCCGCTCGTCTAATAGGTCTTCTAGCTAATTGTTTGTTAGCGTCATTGTCGAACTCAACGATACGAAGATTAGAGTTGTATCTTGTAGAATTTCTATCAGTCTCTCTCTTCAATGCGTCTTTTACATTATTACGCCGGTCACGAGCTTCCCTAAGATCTACGTCAACATCACTCATCTCGTCCTGCAAACGAATTACTTCATCGGCTATATCTTGGTCATCTGGAGCATCAGAAGCCCTCTTTTCGGCAGCGGCTAATTTTTTTTCTAAGTCATCTATTTTTTTTCTAAGTGCTTTAAATTCTCTTTCTGCGTTATTCTTCTCATCCTTAAACGGCTGTAGCCTACCTTGAAGTTCAAAGTTATTTGGGTCAACACCATCCACTTCAAAACCTTTTGAGTTACCCGCTATAAGAGGGTCTTCAACTCTGTCTTTAATATCCATGCCTCCACCAAGCTGTATACCTACACCAGCATTCTCGTCAGCTTTAGTTAATTCTGATAGCTCCTCGTCGATCACTCGTCCATAGTTCCGCAGAAAAGCATCATTAGGTCTTCTTTGAGGCTGTGTGGCTAAATACGCTGCATCAGGTATAATAACACCATCAAGATCTAGCTTTTCAGCCTCTTTAATTATTGCTCTAGTCGCGAACTTGTAAAAATCAGCGTCGTTGTTGTACGGCTCCGCAGACTGAAAACCCTTCGTCCCGCCACTTTCCTCTGTTTTCTTAGCTATTTCCAGCAGAGTAGCTACATCTTCCTTGTTAGGTAAGTCGCTAAGAGCATCTCTCCACCCCTGTCTTGCAGTCGCTGCTTCAGGAGCAATCTCTGCGGCTTGCCGGACAAGTTCTACTGTAGCCTTATTGAGGTCGTTTACTCTTTCCGTTAAAGACACGCCATTTAAAAAACTTCTTCCGTTATCGCTTCTAAGTAAACTGCCTATAGTGCTTTTAATGTATATGTCTTCCGCGTCCGCCCTACTGTATATTACGTCTGGGTCAAAAAGACCGAAAGTACCCTCTCCTTCAAAAGCAATATTTTCCTCTTCTAGCCTTCGCACTAAATTATCTTTAGTGGGACCAGTAGAAAAATCGTTATAAATTTTATCTATAATCTCGTTTTGTTCGTCAGCTAATTCGGTGGCGGTAGTTCTGGCGGAGGTAGTATTTCCAAACAGCTTTGCTTTTTTGTCTTCAGGAAGATCATCAACTATCTTTAAAAAAGTTTTATCTTCCGCCAACATATCCTTCATTAAAGCACGTTGATAATTATATTTTGCGTTATCTCTTAACTTATATCTTAACATAAGTTTAAATTTTTCTATTTCTGGTAACGCGGCAAATGTATTTTCAAGGTCTGCTTTTAACCGAGCGGAGTCGTCAATATAATCAGCAGAGTCAATGTCTATTATTTCTCTCATCATTTCCTTGTCAAAGGAAGGCAAATTTCCATCTGCTAGCCTGTCCCTTGCTGTTTTAACAACCGGGACTAAGGCATCCAAAACTCTCGCAGGGTAAGCAACTCCTTGCGAATCTAATATGTCCGCGAATATATCTGACATATTTTTTACATATACGTTAAAGTCCGCTGGGTCATCTGGAAGAAGAGCCTGCGCGATTAAAGCATCGTTCTCTAAAAGTCCTTTATATGCTTTAGGCCCAAAAACATACTCAGCCCCTTCTCCATAAGAGTTTTCCGGGTCTAGCATTCTTTTCGGACTAAACTTATAGTCAATGTCGTTTTTTAAAGTTTCAAGCGCCTGCTCATTCTCTTGGATACTTTTAGACAGAATATCTTCTCTTCTAACTACTTCTGGCTTTAAGTCTTCAACCTCTTTAAATATTTTGTGAACTTCCTCGTTATACGGGATACGCACATCTTCTCTTCCCTCGCGCCAAGCTTCTAATCGATCTTCTAACTTTTTCACATACTTTCTTACTGTTTCACCGTACATGTTAGTTTCATAGCCAGCTTCAGAACCACTGGATATGTTGCTAATAGAATTGGACTGTATTTCGTTTATTTGAAGAAACTTTTTACCGTCTTGCCTTTCCACAATTATAAAACGACCATGACCATAATAGCCGGGATAATTTCCATAATAATCATGCAAAGCTTTCGGCTTCATTCTACCAAAACCGGGTACATTAATCGTAGGGGCCGTGTTGCTAAAGACAACTACACCCTTATCCCTCGCTGAATTTAAATCTTCTCTCCTATACTGCTCATCAAAATGCATTCTTGAATAAGTGTTAAAAGGACTTGTACCGTCATTAATCTCGTCAAAGTGATTGCTCTCTAAAAACGTCCGCACTCTAGTCTGCGGTAAGCGAGAGGTGAGCAGCCTCCTAATTTCTGTTTGGCTATACTTTTGGCTCTCGTCAGCCTTCATAATGTTTTCAAATTCGGAACCTTTTATTTCTTTTTCTACGGTGCCAATTTTTTGAGAGCTTGTAGGATTTTTACTTAATGCCGCTAACCACTGTCTAGCCTCTAGCTTGCCCCCTAAAGTTGGCTGATTATCGCCACGCCGAACAGGAGCTTGTCTAGCAAAAGCATTACTTCCAACAAAGTTTTGAAAGTTGGTCATTGTAGGTGAGTAATGTGTGACGCTACCTTTAAACTCATCAGGCATGCCGCCAATGGTAAGGTTGTAATTACCGTAGATAGGCATGGACTCATCCAGAGAACCAACACCACCGGGCAAACCTTGAAATCCCTCATCAGGGCCGGGGATGATATTGGCATTCGTATCAGTAACATCTAGCATGGGTAGGTCAGGGCCATCAGGCTCTTTTGCTAAAATACTATCAATTCTGTTTAAAAGCTCTTCCGGCATTTCTACATCTTCAACAGGAAATGCAGCCATCAAAGGAGCCGTAGCCTCTTCATCTGTAAGCTGTACATAATGCCCGTCGCGCCTGCCTATTAGTTCGTTTCTAACATTAGCAATATCATCTTCATGCGCCTGCCTTAACGTGGCTAAGTTATTGGGTATAGGTTCTCCTATACTCACTGCGTCGTCGATTAAGACCTGTGTTTGTCTAATATCAGACTCTAGCTCCTCAAACCTAGCAATTAGCCCAGCTTCATCTAAAGCGCCAGTGTCTACACGAGCCATGCCCTCCTCGTAGTCACCAAGCTGCCGGAAAGAAGCGTCTCCCATAATCTGAGTAACATTGGTTCTAGGACCTTCATCAGGTAGAACCGTTTCAAAGTCTGTGGCCCTTTCTACAGCAGCCTCGTCAACCGGACCAGTTAACCTCTCAACCACACTACCTTCGATTATCTCACCCGGCTCGTCAGAGGTTGTACTAATCGTAGGCTCTACACGCTCGGCAGGTAACACCTCACCAGCGTCCGTGGACCGGCGACCAAGTAACCGAGCAATACCTGCCCCAGTAGGTATCGGAGCAATAGCTTCACCGATTAACGAACCAGCACGGAAAGGAGTTACCCCCGCTTGTGATAGAGCATCCGTGGCTAGGTTTACAGGCTGACCCTTTTCATCTTCTTCCGGCAATAGGTCCTCACCAAAACCCATCTTCTCCATGATCGCTTCAGCGCCAGCCGCACGTTGAAAGTCACCCACAAGCTTGTCTATGAATGTGCGCTCTTCAACTTTTAATTCCTGTCCCGTTACAAGCTTCGCAGCTAACTGAGGCGCATCCCGAAAAATCAATGCCGCTAAGTCAGCAGGCAAACCCAGTAACCCGGCAGGGAGACCAACAGCAAAACCCTTTAAACTTTCTATGCCCTGCTTATCACGAGCCTCTTGCTCCAAAGGAGTCAACTCATTGTACAACTTTGCAATAGGTCGCGAACCTTTTCTAGGTGGAGTAAAGACCGGGGTCCGTGGACCACGGCCCGACAACTGTTTTTGCAGGTCACTAAAAACTTTGGCAGCGGTTTCGTTTCTCGCAGTGGGTGCTGGCTTTGAAGTGGGTAGGGGACCACGATATGTTGGTTTGGATTTGGGTAGAGGAACAACCATCAATAATACTCTCTTGCCTTACGGGGTGGATCGTCCTCGAACTCTTCACCATTCAAACTAATAAAGCCACCTTGACGGAAACGCATCAAGGCCATCGTCATACTATCACAAAAGTCATCGTGATCGCCATTAGGGAATGAAGCAATCTCTTCAATAACTTCTTCTGCAAACTTTTCGCCTTCAGGATACCATACTTTTCCCGACTCGAATATAGGAGAGACTATATGCATACGGGTTGTTTTGTCCATACCTCCCCCACCACGCTTTCGACCCGGGCTAAAGGTAGCTACAGGGAGGTTAAGTAACCTCATTTCGTCCGCTAACGGTGTACCAGAAGCTTTTGCCTCAATCAGCATCAACTCCGGTTCCCAATAATCGTATTCTTCCTGTGCAATGCTCTTTAACTCAGGAAAATTCCACCGCCCCTTCTTGGCATCCATCAATATTAGATGCTGATCCCCGTTTTGGTGCGGCTGAAACACGCCCCACGTTGTAATAGCAGAGTAATCGGCAGTTTCTTTCTTACTGTACGCCGTATCGTAGGACTGAATTACATAATCTAGGTCAGGAATGCTGTCCTCTTCCCAAACTTTCCACCATTCCCGCTTGACCATAGCGGTTTCTTCTGATGTAGGGTTCTGTTGCCACTGAGCATTCCACTTTCCCACCGAAAGTGAAGCCTTTACCTTTAAAAGCTCGTCCTTTTTCCAGAACTCAGGCCATAATGGTTCCCCCGAAGGCATGATTGCAGGGAATTCCACTATATCCCACTGGTCAGCCATCAGATCTTTCTGCTGTGCTTGCAGTAACCGGCCCGTAATATCCTTTTTGGACCAGCGAGTCTGGACAATTATGATGGTTCCACCCGGTTGTAGACGCTGTCGAGGTCCAGATGTGTACCATTCCCACGCATTATCATACGCAGTAGACGATAATGCATCCTGTTCCGAGTGCGGATCGTCAATAATTAGCAAATCAGCACCACGACCAGTCATTGCAGCACCCACCCCGGCTGCAAAATATTCCCCACCAGCGCTAGTCTCCCATCGACCTGCCGCTTGGCTGTCCGGTTTAAGGTCCGTATTCGGGAAAATCTCACGATATAATGGGTCAGCTATGAGATCACGAACCTTACGACCAAATCTTACAGCAAGTTCGGTGTTCATGGTAGCTTGAATGATTTTTAACTTCGGATTCCGGCCCAAAAACCAACTAGGCATGAGATAGGATGCAAATTCTGATTTAGAATGTCGGGGAGGCATATTGACAATCAGCCGTTTTAACTCCCCCCGGGCAATCTTTTCCAACTTCTCTGCAATTACACGGTGATGGGTCCCCTCTATAAACCCGTCATATACATGTTTCGCATACGGCATGAACTTATCATGGGCTTCAGTCCTAGTTTTAAGCCGCTGTTCCTGCTCCTCCAGTAACAGGATTTCCTTTAGGACCTCCTCTGGCAGCAGTTCTAGGTTTTGCATGTCATCCATGCTCGAACGATAATACCTGCAAATGAATTTATCAACCCTGCAAAATCTGCCTGTGACGCGAACGCAGGTTTTCAGATATAGGGGGTGGGGGGAGTTAACCGAAAGTTGGTTGACAACTGGACGCAGTAACCCTTGCCATATTAGCAATAGTCTTTTGCTAATATAGAGGCTAATGCTGCTTGACCTATCCCATGCCATCTGATACTGTCTTATAGTCACTTATAAAGGAGGATGACATGGCACACGCATATCTATCAACCATCTCTGGTGTTGAGCTCTACGAGCATGAGACACATGGAGATGAATACCCAATGCTGATGAAGGTCGATGGGATCTTCGTATCAACTGGTTTGTTCGCAGAGCCGAACATTGATCCTCGTGAAGTTCGAGCAGCCGCTGCTCAGTACGAGTTCGAGAAAGCAAGGAGTGTGTAACATGAGTAAGTATTACGCAGAGCAGGGGTATATTACCCCTGCGTTCAACTACAGAGATAGAGGCACTATCAGATACCCAGTCAGCGACAGCTTGGCGCAGCTTGGCAAGAGGATCGCAGCTTGTCATCAGATGCCTAGCTTCGATAAGCGGCGGCTTGACGATCAGATCTACGTCTTCAAAGGCTCGAAGTCCAAGAGGTGCATCGGTGAGTATCGCATCAACGATGGTAAGCTGGTGCTACAGAGACGCATGGACGTACACTACGTTGAATCAGACTATTAAACAAATAAGAAAGGACAGCTATGCTGTCCTTTCTTATTTGTTTAAAGCGCGGCGGCGAGGCCGGTGCGCAGATCGCAGATCGCAGGTTTAATTTAGTTGTTGACATTATCCCATGTCATCTGATAAGGTTTTACAAGGTCTTGGATGAGCTAAGACCAAACCAACCAGTCAAGGAAAGGAACAACCATGACTGATTTTACTCTGACCGTAGGGTCATTAATCGTCACCGTGTCGCAAGGCAAGGTGAAATCCAACTGGCAGGAAGAGCCAGCAATTCGCACGTTAAGGACTGTGCCAAACAGCATTAAGAAACGTGCGCCCAATACCAGCTATTTGGTTGGATCGAAGGAACATTGCGAAGTTCTTTTGAGAGAGCGTAATCTTACGCCCAAGCAACTATCTAAAAGATTGGGCATTAGCGTTGGTGCTGCTTATAATTGCATCTACGAGCTTCGTAGAACTGGGCATCGCATCGTGACCAAAAATGGAAAATATCATTACGGTTAGAGTCGAGAGTAAACTAGAGGGGGCTCACGCCCCCTCACTTTTTTGGAGGCAGACAATGGACGAAGCGATTAAGTGGCACAGAGAGTTCAACAAAGGCTGGGAAGCCTCGCTTGGCTTCCGCATTCCGGTACACGCAACGCCATGCATTGAGTGCGAAGGCACAGGGCTGGTTGATATTGCAATCGCGCCGTGGCGTGAGCAAATCGCAGATTGCCCACACTGCGGTGGCGACGGTTATTATGAATAGCCGCGCCGCCGCCGCGAGGTGCGCAGGTCGCAGGTTGACTTGTATCTAATACTATGGGATAATCCCATATACACTATTAAGGGAGTTTATTATGTATGAAATAGAAATAGTACTGCTCACAGACGAAGAACCCACAGTTCAAGACGTTTTAGACTATATCAACGAGCTTGGTGAGGATCTGGATTTTACAGTCAAGGCCGCGCCGCCGCCGCGAGGTGCGCAGGTCGCAGGTTGACATACATTTGATTATGTGGGATAATCCTATAAACCAAAGGGAGGTTTTTATGTTCGATTCATTACCACACTACAAAGATCAAGTTAAAGAGGACAAGCGCAACTTGTCCAACGTTTCTAAAATGCCGGGCTTTTCAATATCCCGGTCAGCGTATCTTTGCCACGTTGGTCAAAAACTACGCAAGGTTAAAGGCAGCACTTGCGAAAAGTGCTACGCATGTAAAGGCATGTACAACATGCCGAACGTGGTCGCAGCGATGGAGCGCCGCGAGATTTTCTTCAATGCTTTGGATTTCGTGCCACGCATGGTTGCGGTGCTCAACACGCTACGCAAGCCAGAATTCCGCTGGTTCGACAGCGGCGACGTTGACAGCGTTCGCATGGGTCTAAACATTCTGGACATATGCGAAGCAACGCCGCACCTTAAACACTGGATCCCAAGCCGCGAATATAAAATTTGGGGCGACGTTTTGAAGCTTCGCAAGCTACCGAACAACGTCACGTTGCGCATGTCAGCGCATATGATCGATGGCACACCATCCAAAGGCTGGAAGAACACAAGCACAGTGTCAAGTCACGGCAGCAAAACAGTCGGGCACGTTTGCCCTGCGCCGTTGAATGATGGTAAATGCGGCGACTGCCGCGCTTGCTGGGATCCCAAGGTTGACAATGTCACATATTACCAACACTAAGTTTCTCCCTGAAATAACCGGCGACATAGTCGCCGGTTATTTTTTTCAGTGCCGCGCAGCCGCGAACCACAGGTCGCAGGTCGCAGGTCATGCTGTCCCGAACCAAAGTTCTTTCGACAAATCGCGGAGCGCAACAGGCGCAGATCGCAGGTCGCCAGACCAACGGATCGCAGGTCGCAGGTCGCCTATCTTTGAACCAAGTAAATCAACCGCAGATGCACCGTCAAACAAATATACACCGCCGGTCACCGGATCATGGGCCAAGAAAAAACTCACGCCTTTGCATCTGGAATGCGAGGAATGCCACGCTATCTGGGATTTTGACGGATTGACCCTGCCATTTTTAACTATTTTTAATTCCACCCATACCGGCACACCGTCCATGCACAAATATACGTCAGGCATGCCCTCGCCGGATCGGTTTTCAATTCGCTCAAAGTGCGTCCTTTTCGGCAGGTTCTGCTTCAATGATGTCCACAGTGATCGTTCTGTTCTTGGCATCTTCAACCCTCTTCATCTCCGGTTCGGGGAAAGCGTTTGGATATTGCTTTCGTATGGCAGCAAGTCTAGCAACGATGTCTTCTCTCGACATGCTGTCAAGTTGATGCACATGGTTTTGCTCTCGCCTGTCAATGGTCAGACCACCCAGACTAGAACGTATTTTTTCAGCGTTGATGGCGGCAGAAAAATGCCCAGCCTCTTCAGCAGCGTGGGACAATTCATCAAAGCGTTTAAGTTGGTTGACCAATGTCACTCCATACTTTCGCTCTCGTTCCTCGCGAAGTTCTTTGATAAGTTCTGGCACTTCTGGGAAAGATTTACCGTCAAGAAGTTTAGCCGCATGGTTTCTCGCGCTGTCGGCAGCATAGCCTGCCTTTCTTGCACATTCCGCATTGCTGTATCTACCATCAATATAATACTTGGCAAACTCTCTTTGTCGGTTGGTAAGACCAGCCGGTCTACCACCTTTGCCTATAGTGTTTTCTGTGGGTTCAGTCTTTTTCAATGTCAAAAACCTTCTCATGTAGGGCAATACGGGTTGAAAAGTGTTACAACGTTACAGAAGTGTTACAGCTACAGCCCTTACTGGATAACGTTTGTAACGTTTGTAACGTTTGTAACGCCTTTTTCAAAAAAAATAAAAAATTTTTCTTCAACCCAAAAAAAACCTTATATAGATGCATTTTATGCTTTGACTACATGGGATAATCTGATAGAGTCTATCCCAGATAACAGGCATATTATAAGTGACCGTGGATCGTGGTGCAAGGGGGAAGAACATGAAAGCAGGGATTTACAAGGTTGGACTAAGGAAGCCGATATTAGGTGCGAGGGTTTTGCACATTACAATTAACAATCGGGCATGGCAGAAAGAAGCGTTAGCCAAGCCCATCAAAGTAGGGAGTAAGAAATAATGACTAGGAAATTACCGTTTAAATGTATCGTGGGCGATGAGCCTGAAGTTTGTGAAAACATATTCAGTGGCGAAAAGGTGGGTTTGCCCGCCGATGCGGTTGCAGTTTATGACGTTATTATGGGTGCTAATTTGATGGCTGAAAAGACCAGTGATCCAAAAATGCAGGACAAGCTATACGAGGAAGTCCGCAAGGGTTGCGATTGGTTTATGAAACATGAGCCGCATGCCTATATGGTTTTGTTGGATTAGGGGGCAGTAGAATGAAAACCTATCTTGTGGAAATAAATGCGGTGGTCTGGAAACAGATCGAGGTTCGCGCTGAGTCGGTCGAGGCCGCAGACACACTGGCTCACGAACTTTTTGATCTGGCTGCGGACGGTTGTCCAGAGCGGTATGACCAACAGACTAGCCAGATTTGGTTAGATGGTAAGGAGGTAATGTAAATGGCATTTTTATATAAAGGTACAGACGATTGGTCTGGGATTAAGTGGTGTGTTCGGACAGTGTACTGGCACGACAGCTATGGTCTCAACGACATGCTGACATATGGCGGTGATTACAATCCATATGAAAGCCCCGACAATCCATTGGTCGAGTTCTACGACATGGATTCACTGGTCGCTAACACAGAGACAGGCGATGAGGAGCATGACGCGAGGATCAAGGAGCGAGGTCAGTTTGTTAGTCGGTACTATTTGAATACACTGAATGGCACTGATCGGGGATCGCCTGCATCTGGGCCCACGTTTGAAGACAACTGGGCTAATGGTTTAAATCTGGATGGTGGCATGGAACGCTGGTCGATATCTGGTGAGTTTTACACCAAGGCTATGCAGGCAGTGAACGCTGACTTCAAAGAGTGGATGGAAGACCAGAACTGGGAGGAGGAATGAACGCAATAGGCGGAGTGGTGTTGGCGTGTATGGGTACGCTGACACCAGTGGAAATACATTTAGAAATTTGGTCAACGCATAAGTATTTTTCCGCCTGCCATGTGGCATCGACAGAGCGTGGTTTCGATCACCCTGATCAGCAGTGCTTTTGTGTTGACGTAAGAGATATTGTCAAAGGAGACAAGTGATGGAAAAAATTATTTTGGATGCATTGAAAGAACATGCACGAGGGAGCATCGCCCTGCATAGGGCTAACATCGAAGTATATCTAAACAACCCTGCTGGGATTGGTGAGCATTCCGATATTATGGAAGCCATCCAAGGCGAGTTGGATAAGATCGCTTTGCATAAAGATAGGCTGGAGATTTTAAAACTTACCAATGGGGTCGAGTAAGATGGCTGAGTGGATATCTGTTGAAGATCGTATGCCGGAGAAGGATAAGTCGGTCGAGTATAAAGCTACGGTGATGGAAGGTCATCCTTCCGAAACCGTCATCCAAGGTGTTGGAAAGTTCGTTGGCTGCTATGTAGATAGCGAAGGCGAAGAGTGGGAAGATATGCATACGTTTGTTAATGACCACCACGGTGGATTTTTGACCGGCGATGTTCAGTTCTGGAGGGAGGTCGAAGATGAAATCGATTGAATTGACTCGTGTGTGTAGGACAACTGGTCTTGATGATGGAAAGATTTTCCTAACAGGCGATACGTTTTGTGTCAGTTCTGAAACTCGCAAGTGGGGGGCGTTAGAACGCGACATATGTATCGTGGACAATGGCACACATAACAATGGTGGTTATTGGGTGGCTGAGTCGTATGAAGATATTTGCGAACTGATATCGGGCGGAAGGGTTAGACGATGCGGATAAGGATCGGGGATCGTGTTTCAACGAAGTACGGCGAGGCATCCATCGTCACAATAGACGAGGTCAAGCTGGGGGAGAAGTATGGGCATGAGGTTTTTGAAGCAAACCTTGGTTCGGCGTCCTCCATCCTGCGAACGAGGTATGTGGTGGATCTGGACAATGGTCATTGGGTGTATGGCACAGATATAAGGGAGATAGCCTAGTGTGGAAGTATCTTATTGTTCTGTGCATGGCTAACGATTTTAATGGGGCACCAGTTAATAAATGTTTTAGCACTTTTTCTGTGGAGAGGTACACAACGAAGGAAGCGTGTGTAGCACAGGGAAAGTTGAAGGACATGGAAGTTTATTTGAGGATGAGGGAGCTCAACGAGGGGCTTCCTGTTATAAAAGTAGTTTGTTCACAAGAGGAGGGAATAATACCAATGAGCAACAGAGTACCGACGTTTGAAGAGATAAGGGAAGCGTTGAAGCTGCCCGTGGAAATAACTGTCCGGCATGACGCTATGGGCAGGGTCATCAAGAAGAATAATTATTCTGATGTAAACAAAGTTAAGAAGACAAACCCGAAGGGAGCAAAGTAATGTCTAATGGTAAGAGAGTGACTAGGGATATGCGTATCAGACTTTTGGATGTGCATAATAAGTTGAAGGCTATGTGTAACATGATCGAAGAGACTGCGGACTGTAACTTGTCCGACGTTAGGAATCTGCGTGAAGCTGTCTGCACGTTGCATAGTGAGTTTGATTTTGCACCAGCTACCAAACAGTCGTATTACTGGGGTCAGTGGGTGTTGAAAGAGGACGTTAAGGAAGAAGAGGAGGTTGAAGGGAATGAGTAAGTGGACAAAAAAATCTAATGCACCTCATCCGGTTACACACATGTATCACGGCTGCGAAAAAGTGTGGCGTATAGGTGAGGGGTTTACCAAAGCAGAAGTTGAATTCAACAAATTTTCTAAAGTGCCAGTGATTGAGTTCAGTAAATTTTTTGACTCTATACCCAATCTGATACGAACACCAAACAACGTCAGCACTAGACTTCGTGCTGACTGTAATAAGATGTTTCACATATCGGGTGACGTTTACACTAAGGGCAAACGCAGTAATTACTCCACCACTGACACTTACAGCAAACACGTTTTAAACGTGGGCTTTCCTTCCTTCCGTTGGTCTGGTCGATGGAAAGTTTATGTTAGGCCGCTTGGTGCAAAAATATTGTTGAATTATTTAAATCACGTTGGGAAGCATTGGTATTTTCGGGTAGATGGAAGCATAGATTTGTCTGTCATTAGGGAACACGCCAAGGCTGTAGATCACTTAATGAAGGAGGCTGCGTAATGGGTAGAATGAAACAGATGGCTCTGGAGTTTGAGGAGCAGTTCATGGACAAAATGATTGAGGTCGCAGACCGGAGTGAAACTTATTTTAATTTCACTTCAGAGATGGAAGGTCACATGGACATGGTCAGTCATTTAAATCTATCTGACGTACATGACATGATGGCGGAGACATGGGGCGAAGTCCAAGAGACCGCAGGCAAGGAAGCCTACGGGGGCGTGGAGGTCTATGATGGTGATTGAGGTTGGTGACGGCACATGGCAAAAGCGATTGGACGCAGGCCAATGTCCGAAGTGCCGCCACAAACTTGAATTTTTTACCACAAAAAAACTAAGCTTACTGGTCTGCCCTTTATGTAAGCTAGAAATAATCCAAAGAGATCCGAAGGAGATCCCAATGTTAGAAACCAAATTAATGCCAAGCGAAGAAGATCTTTGCGCCACACCGGAAAAGATGTATTGGTCTGATGCGGTAAGTATAATAGAAGATGTGATCGAAGACTGGTTGCGCGATCCAGCGCCAGTGGATAAGGACACGGAAGCAGAGGTGCGGGAAGCATGGAAAAGAATTTTGCAGGGATAAACAGGATCATCCGCATACTTGACGAAGAGCTCACAGAGTTGCAGACTGCGGGTCTCTACCGTGAAGCAGAAAAAGCACGGAAGAGACTTGAAGTCTATCTCGACATGCGGGATAGAGCTTATCTCATAGCGGAAGGACTACCCGATGACGAAGAACGACAACGATAATGTTGTACATTTTCCTAGAAAGATGGAATTAAAAAAAGATCCAGTGCCCATCTTGTGTGAAATCGCAGGTACTATATTCAAGGATGTGGTCATACTTGGTACGGCAGAGGACGGGTCTATCAAAATGGTAACAACGCAAGAGGATGTTGCGGATATCTTATTTTATTTGGAAGCTGCAAAGTTTTCTATTATGGAAGGTGGGCTATCAGAGCCTGAATAACGGGGCAAAGCATGAAATTTAAGTACAAAACCAAACCGTATGAGCACCAGCGTATTGCGTTGGAGCGTTCATACGACAAAACCAATTACGGTTATTTTATGGAGATGGGTTGTGGCAAGTCAAAGGTTCTTATCGACAACATGGCGTGGCTATACGATCAGAAGAAGATCGATACAGCCGTCATCGTTGCACCCAAAGGTGTGTACCGCAACTGGCAGATATCTGAAATACCTGCTCATCTACGAGAGGACATTGAACACGAGGTTTATGTTTGGAATCCGAACCCAAACAAGGATCAACAAAAGCACCTCAAGGAAGGTATTGAGGAGCGTAAGAAGCTCCGCATCCTCCTTATCAATGTTGAAGGTTTCGCAACAACCAAAGTACGAAAGTACATGGAGATGTTCGTTCGCGGATCGTCGTTTTTACTTGCGGTTGATGAGTCAACGACTATTAAAAACCCGAAAGCCAAGAGGACTAAAGCTCTGGTTGCAATTGGTAAAAGTGCATCGTTTCGCCGTATACTCACAGGATCGCCCGTTACGAAATCGCCGATGGATCTTTACTCGCAATGCGGATTTATGGATACCAGACTTTTGGGGCATGACTCCTACTACTCGTTTCAAGGACGGTATGCCGTCACACGAACTCAACGGATGGGCAGTCACACTTTTCAACAAATTGTGGGATACAGAAATCTTGAGGAGTTGTCTACCAAACTGGATAGTTTCTCGTATCGCGTGACCAAAGAGGAAGCGCTGGATTTACCCGCCAAAATATACACAGTTCGCGAGGTAAACTTAAACGACGAGCAGCGGCAGTATTACATGTCCTTGAAGAAGGCAGCTATCGTACTTCTAAACGACGGTGAACTGGTGTCCGCTCCGGCAGTGATGACACAACTGTTGCGGCTGCAACAAGTGTTGTGTGGTCATTTGAAAACAGACGATGGCGACTTGGTAGAATTCAAAACTAATCGCATGGCTGCGCTGCTTGAGACCGTCGAGGAGATGTCAGGCAAAGTAATTATATGGTCGCGGTTTAGGTACGACATTAAAAAGATCACCGAAGAGTTGAAGAAGGTGTACGGTTGCGACAGTACGGTAAATTATTTTGGAGACACGAGCGACGCTGACCGGCAAGCGGCGATCCGCAGGTTTCAGTTTGAGGATGCTAGGTTTTTTGTAGCCAACCCTCAAACCGCAGGTTTTGGTCTTACGTTAACCGCTGCGACTAACGTAATTTATTATGCCAATGATTTTAATTTAGAGACTAGGATTCAGTCTGAGGATCGGTGCCACAGAATTGGTCAGCATCATCCCGTGACTTACGTTGATCTTGTGACCCGGGGTTCGATTGATGAATACATTGTCCGTTCTCTTCGGGCGAAGATTGATCTTTCAGCGAAGACTCTTGGGGAAGAAGTTCGTCAATGGTTAGAGGTTGCACCCCGTTAAAATGTCTGTTAGCAGCATTTTTGCGTGATAGTTTTGGGTCAACATTACGGGAGAAATGATGAGGATAGCGGTGGACTTCATAGGTGTCGAGGCAAACGTAAATCAGTTGAACGCCAAGCTGTCGTTGAAGGTCTGTTCTTAGTCGAGAAATTATTGTTCCGTCACTGCGGCGGGACACGGTCTTTACATCAAAACGATGTTCGACTCCCTCTTGGTCTAATGCTATCAAATCGATTGGTCCTTGTTCAATGTACGGAGCATATACATAACAACCCTTCATAATTAAATAGTCAGCAGCAAGGAGCTCAGATCGTTTACCCATTGCTATTTTATAATCAGGGCCATCACTTATTTTTTTATTTTTTCGCATTATTTAGTTGACCTCAAAAGTATTTATAGGATAAGTTGGGGCAACATAACATCTAACACCGTGGAGGTAAAGCGTTGGATACAACAAAATGGAAATCAATTGCTGTTTCGATAGATGTGTACGGGGCTTTGCGTGAAATGGCAGATGTCAATGATCGCAGTGTTTCAAAACAAGTGGCACACTTGGTACGCATGGCATCGATAGATGCTTCTAACTCTGAAGCAAGGATTGCAGAAGCTGTTAGTAAGAGAGCTTAAAAAACAATTTGACTACGCTGTATCTGTTGTTGTAGGTACAGTGCCTCATACCCGAAGGGGTTAAACTTTAACGAAGGAGACAGAAAGATGAGCGATATATTCTCGCTAATGGACGAGGAGGTCGATGCCGGTAAGTTCGACAAAGTAAGCGGTGAGAAGGGCAGCGCATTGTCTACCCTAATCCGTGAGTCTATCAAGATCGACGAAGAGATTGCACAAGCAGAGCAGTATCTGAAGGATCTAAAATTCAAGAAAAGAAAAGTTAACGAAGAAGACATACCATCTCTTATGCAGGAGATGGGCATGGATAGCATTACCGTTGATGGTAATAAGGTAGCACTTCGTCAATTTGTGCATGCTAGGATCACTGATGAAAAGAGGGACGAAGCTTTTTCTTGGCTACGTTCTATCGGTGAAGGCGACATCATAAAGAATGATGTAACAGTTTCGTTCAACGTCGGTCAGGATAATATGGCCGGTGCGGTGATCGATGACCTTCGCAATCGGGGGTTTGAACCAGCGCAAAAAACTCACGTTCATCCGCAAACCTTAAAGGCTTGGGTGAAGGGGCGTATTGAATCTGGTAAAGACATCGACTTTGATACATTCGGTATCTATGTCGGCACTGAAGCTAAAATTAAGAGGAACTAAAATGGCTGATACACAAGTAGCAGAAGCAAAGTCCACAGCAGTGGCAAACATAATGGATGATCTGTTCGAGAGCGCAGGTCAAGGCATGGATCAAATTGGTGTAGAGGATATGCAGATCCCATTTCTACGGATCTTACAACCTTTGTCGCCCCAACTTTTAAAGACAGACGCAAAGTACATTAAGGGTGCGTCGGCAGGGGATATCTTTAACACTGTGACTGGTCAGGTTTGGGAAGCAGATGCTGGTCTTACCGTTCTAGTGTGTGCCTACACCACAAAGTTTTTGGAGTTTCAACTTCGCGAAGCAGGTGGTGGTTTCATGGGTGAGTTAGAAGCTGGTCATCCTGATATAAGAAAGACTGAACGTGTGGGTGCGAATGAAATGCTGCCTTCCGGCAACGAGCTCGTTCGCGTGGCACAGTTCCTAGTGCTTGGGGTAGACAAAGATGGTGCTACCACACAGATGATCTGTGACATGAAGAAGACACAGATGAAGGTTGCCAAGCAGTGGAACACAAAGATGGCTGGGCTAAAGATAATGCACCCAGAGAAGGGATTGTTTAATCCACCTATGTGGGCAGTTCCGTGGAAGTTAACTACTGTGCAGGAAAGTAACGACAAGGGATCGTGGTTCAACTTCGCGGTATCCAAGATGGAGTTAAATGACGTTCCTGTAGCAGCGCAGAAGGAGGCTCAAGAAATGTACGAGTCCTTCAAGGCTGGTGATATTAAGACGGGTACTGGAGAGAAACAAGCAGAAGAAGGAGCCGACGTACCGTTTTAAACCTCTTGGGGTGGTGTTTCCTCCCTTACGCCACCCCAAACCAACTGAGGACAAACCATGACCTATTTACAAAGGTTCATGGCTGCGTTTGAAGGATTCAGCGCAGCGCATGGACAGACACAAATATCGAACGAGAGAAGGGCTGGCAAACAAAAAGCTAAGTCATTCATTGTTCGCAAACCACTAACGGAAGAGCTAATTCAGGAGCATCTAAAAGGCACCAATGGTGTTGGCTCTATCCCGATTAACGAAGAAAATAACTGCAAGTTCGGTGCGTTGGATATCGATCAATACCCGCTGGACGTTGTTGCGCTGGACAAAAAGTTGCGCGATTTAAAAATACCTTCAGTGGTATGTCGTTCAAAGTCTGGTGGAGCGCATATATTTTTCTTCTTCAAAGAGTACATCAATGCAGGAGAGTTCCGTGACAAAGCTTCAGAAATATCATCGTATCTTGGGTATGGTGGTTGCGAGGTATTCCCAAAGCAAGAACAAGTTCTTGTCGAGCGTGGCGATGTGGGGAACTTTATTAACCTGCCGTACTTTGATGCGGAACAAACTCTCCGCTACGCGATTAGGGAAGACGGAGAGCCAGCGTCGTTAAAAGAATTCCTTGACCTTGTTGACGCGAGGGCTGTATCACCAGATGGATTTGTTGGTTTGACATTTGGTAAACAGGTTGACGAGTTCAAGGATTGGGCCCCCTGTCTGGGCTGTATGTTCGGACAGGGGATTCCCGAAGGCACACGCAACACAGTGATGTTTGCAGCAGCCGTGGGCTGTAAGAAAGAGCAGCCCGAAAACTGGAAAGCCAGACTAGAAGAAATTAACAACAAGCACTGCACTCCTTCCTTGCCAGCGTCGGAGATCGTTACGATCCAGAACCAGCACGAGAAGAAAGAGTACGGATTCCCGTGTGATCAGGAACCACTTAAAAGTTTTTGCAACAAGACACTTTGCAAGACAAGAAAGTTTGGTATCGGCAGTCATGCGGCGAACATGGATGTGTCGGGGTTATGTGTAGTTAAGTCGGAACCACCTGTTTGGTTTTGTGATGTAGCTGGACATCGTGTTGAGCTAACAACTGATGACTTACAGACACCACAAAGATTTCAAAAAGCTTGCATGGAACAGATCCGTAAGATGCCACCGCTGATGAAGATGGATGTGTGGCAGCAAATTGTTTCCGTAATGATGGAAGACATGAGCGAGATTGAGGTCCCCGAAGAACTTACATACAAGGGTCAGTTCATGGATCTTCTTGAAGGATTTTGTGATGGCAGGGTGCAGGCTCAGTCAGCCGAAGAGATCACACTTGGTAAACCGTTTACCGACGATGAGGACAACATGACATACTTCAAGATAGAAGCGTTGATGAAGTACCTGCGTAACAACAAGTTTGAGACATACAGTCGTGGACAGATACAAGAGCGTTTGAAGGAGCTTAACTCTGGTGGCGCGGCTAACGGTCTTAAAAGATTTAAGACTACAAAAGGGGATAGTAAGCCTCTTCGTGTGTGGTGGGTTCCTGCGTTTAACAGAGAGGTCCTTGTTCCGGCGGTCAGGGTCCAAGGTGACGAGGTGCCGTTCTAATGGAAACAACTATCTTCGGACCCCCGGGAACGGGCAAGACAACACAGTTAATTAACATTGTACAAAAAGAGTTGGACAGTGGCACTAGACCAGAGTCCATAGCGTTTGTTTCATTCAGCCGTAAAGCTGCGGAAGAAGCGCGGACAAGGGCAGCAGAAAAGTTGGGCATGGATGTTGGACAAATGGTTTGGTTTAGGACCTTACATTCGTTCGCGTATCATTGTCTTGGATTAACTAAGGAACGTGTGCTGCGTGGTTCTGACTACTCAAAAATAGCAGACCTTATAGGGTTAGAGTTTTCTTCAAACGCCTCTCTGACGATGCAGGACGGTGTGTTGTTTACCGCAGGAAAAAGCGGTGATGCTTACCTATCAATGATACAGATGGCTAGGGTTACTGGTAGGACGTTGGAAGAGCAGTTCCAAATAACCAACGACAGGAGACTGCATTTCCAGCAGCTAAAGGTGGTGGATCAGGTTATCAAGGACTACAAGAAAGAAACAAATAAGGTAGATTTTGTGGACATGATTGAGGACTTTATAGTTCAAGGACATAGTCCTGATCTTGATGTGCTTATTGTAGACGAAGCGCAAGACCTTGTCCCGCTACAATGGGAGATGGTTCACGATATAATTAAACCCAAGGCAAAGCGCATATATTTTGCTGGCGATGACGATCAATGCATCTACTCTTGGATGGGTGTAAACGTAGGAGATTTTTTGAGGGCATCCGAAAATAAGATTGTATTAGACAAGTCGTATAGACTCCCCAAGTCTGTGTATAATGTCGCGGATTCTCTTGTAAAACAGCTTCGTACAAGACAGCAAAAAGTTTGGAAACCTAAAGATGAAACTGGCACTGTAGTCTGGCATCGTGATATCCTTGATGTGGACTTAACAGCCGGAGAGTGGCTAATTTTAGCCCGTACCAATTTCATTGCTAACAAGATCGCAACCACAATTAAAGAGCAAGGATACCTGTTTTGGCGTGAAGGTTCCGGCTGGTCCATTTCCCCTAATGTTCTAACCGGAATCGAGGTATGGCTAAAACTATGCAAGGATCAAGCACTGTCTGCACAGGAATTGAAGAAGCTATCCACATTAATAGTCCCAGACGCTACCGTCAGAGGTGGCAGGAAGAAACTCGCAAGTTTAGACACCGAACAAACTTACACGCTAACAGATATTCAAGACCTGTTGTCCCCGTCTGTGACCAAGGAGACACCGTGGTACGAAGTTCTGAAGGTCAGCGAGAAGGAACGAATATACATTACATCAGTACGTCGTATGGGCGAGTCTATTTTGACTGGGACCCCGAGGATCAAGATATCGACGATTCACAAAGCAAAAGGTGGCGAGGCGGATAACGTAGCTCTACTGCTAGACTCCTCAAGGGCATGTGTTGAAAGCAGGGATCAAGACTCCGAAATACGGACGTTTTATGTGGGGCTAACTCGTGCTAAAAAGTCATTACATATTATTGAGTCACAATCACACTATGGATTTGCACTATGAAAACACGCGAAGATTTTTTGAACAAGGCAGAAGAGCTAATCAATGGTCCGAGGGCCAAGGAGTATGGACCAGCTAAGTTCAACCACGAGCGGATAGCAACCATATGGAGTGTTGTACTGGGTAGGTGCATAACACCAGAGCAGGTAGTCGCTTGTATGATTGGACTAAAGTTGGCACGGTTGGCTGAAGACTCAACAAAGGATGACTCATGGGTAGATATCATAGGTTATGCTGCACTTGGAGGGGAAATTGTAAATGACTGCGATGATAGCTGATGGATTTGACAATGCTATAATTGGTATAGCTGAAAGATGCGGAGACGATAATGTCTTGGCATACGATGCTGCTAAATGTATTGAGATCCTTGTGGAAGAACACGACATGACTCACGAGGATGCGGTAGAATATTTTTCGTTTAACGTATCCGGTGCTTATGTAGGTAAAGGGACTCCTATATTCGTGTGGACACAACACCCCATAGATGCTTTGGAGCGGATAAATGAAGACTGATTTATTTGATGAAGAAGAAGAGTGGGCACCTCCGTCGTCACTGCCTGATCTTACAAACTGTGAGCGAATAGCGATTGACTTAGAAACCAGAGATCCAAATCTGACTACGCTGGGACCGGGATGGTGTAGGAATGATGGATACGTCATTGGCTTTGCTGTAGCGGCAGGGGACTTCGTTGGTTACTTTCCTATACGCCACGAGGCTGGTGGAAATATGCCAGAAAAAACTGTTATCAACTGGTTAAAGAAACAGCTTGAAACACCGCATATAGAGAAGGTTATGCACAATGCAATGTATGATCTGGGCTGGTTGAGGTGGGCCGGTATTGAAGTGCAAGGTAAAATCATTGACACAATGATTGCAGCGCCACTATTGAATGAGAACCGCAGGTTTTATAACTTGAACTCGTTAGCTGGTGAGTATCTTGGAGAGTGGAAGAACGAAAAGATGCTTCGTTCCGCCGCCGAAATGCACGGTGTTAACCCGAAGTCTGGTATGTGGCAGTTGCATGCTAACTTCGTTGGAAGATATGCCGAGCAAGACGCTGCGGTAACCTTACGCCTGTGGGACAGGCTTCGCACAGACATTGTGCATGAAAAAGTTTCAAGCATATTTGAGTTAGAGTCCAGTCTCCTGCCGTGCCTGCTAGACATGAAGACCAAAGGCGTTAGGGTAGACATAGACAAAGCGGAATTAGTCCAGACATATCTAAAGCAACGCGAGAATAATTTACTTAAAGAGATAAAGGAAGAGACCGGGGTCGCTGTTTCTCCTTGGGAAGCTGCATCTATAGCAAAGGCGTTCGATGCCCTTGGGCTTAAATACCATAGGACAGAAAATTCTAACGCTCCTTCCTTTACAAAACAGTTTCTTGTGAACCACACGCACCCAATTGCACAGAAGATTGTGAAATTGCGTGAATTTAACAAGGCAAATACTACTTTTATTGAAACAATCCTTGAACATTCGTGTAATGGTCGCATTCATTGTGACTTTAATCCTCTTCGTTCGGATGAGGGCGGCACGGTTACGGGTAGGTTTTCTTCTAGTAACCCGAACCTACAGCAAATCCCGGCTAGGGATCCAGAGATTAAGTCTTTGATCCGTGGGTTGTTTCTACCAGAGGAAGGAACAAAGTGGGGTAGCTTCGACTATGCTTCTCAAGAACCTCGTTGGTTGGCGCATTATTGTGCTCAGTTGTCCGGGGTCCATCGTCACCCCCAGATCGATAATGTAATTCAAATGTACCAGAAGGGCAACGCCGACTTCCATCAGATGGTTGCGGATTTAGCAAGTATTACTCGCAAAGAAGCAAAGACCGTAAACCTTGGTATAATGTACGGCATGGGGCGTAAGAAGCTTGCTGGTGTTATGGGTATCGACGAGGAGCAGGCCAAAGCTTTGTTGGCTCAATACCACGAGAACGTACCGTTTGTTAAAGGTATAGCAGACTTAGCCGCTGAAACAGCGTCTACCTCTGGCTCCATAAGAACATGGCTAGGGCGTAAGTGTAGGTTTGACATGTGGGAGCCTATATCTTTTGGGTATAGCAAAGCTTTAAAAATAGAAGAGGCTCTAAAAGAATATGGCGGCAAGGGCAGGATACGACGAGCTTTTACATACAAGGCGTTGAATAAATTAATTCAGGGTTCGAGCGCGGACCAGACCAAGAAAGCAATGGTTGACTGTTACAAGGAAGGTTTGATACCTATGTTAACAGTGCATGATGAATTATGCTTCAGCATAAAGTCCAAAGATCAAGCAAACAGAATTGTAGACATTATGGAAAACTGCATACCAAAGTTAAACGTGCCGTTTGAGGTTGACATGGCTTTGGTAAACAACTGGGGCGAGGTGGAATGAGGTAAAATGTTTGAGGCAATGATATTAGTGTGTCTAATTACCAATACATCGGATTGTAAAGTATTCGAGGACACGCGAGGACCGTATGAAACTATAGGTCAATGCAACGACAGAGCGGCAGAAATGACGATTGAACTTATGTCTGACCCAGAATTTAAAGAGTTAGTTGTTTCCGGGGCTAGGTGCGATAGGATTTCTGGTCTGAAGACGTAGCTGAACATGTCTCACCCTGACAACAGTCGTCGATCACTGCTTTACAGTGAGCACACTGCCCATGACCATGCACTTGAATCACTTTTAGCGGTGCTTGACACCTCGGACAGCGATTTTGAGAGACTTGAGGGTGTATTGGTACGTTCATTAATCACGAGCTCCACGAGAATCGATGTTTTTATATAGTAAACACAGTGACTTAGCAATGTTACTAATTAGCCTCTGGTTCCTTAGTTTTATGCTGGGATTAGTTTTTGGTTAGTTTTACTCTACTATTTTTACAATATAGCTAGTGCCGTCTGCATTTTTTGATACCTCCACGGTTTTGTTTTCGCATGAGTACCTGACGGACTGACTCTTCTTGTACAAATTTCTTTCAATGGTGCGCTTGGCTTTAAGACATTTGGATATCTTTTCGTAAGCGGTGTGTTCAGCTACATCACCGCCCATATATAGTATAAGGGTTATGGTTTTAATGATTTCCATTACGCATCTTCTCTAGATTTTCTTCTAATGCGTTTAAACGCTTTTCGTAAAACTCTAGTGTTAGCTTCTGCTGCTGATCGTATGGGGCTTTGCCTTCATCTATCTGTGCAGACAAATCATCCAACTGATTCGACAGATGTTCTATCAGCATAAACTGTTCTGAATCGGCTGGCAGAGACCCCATCTCACCTCTGGGCCACTTTATCCTAAACTCTGTGTTTTGACCTAAGTCGGCCTCCATCATAGTAATGTTTGTTTCTATCTGGTTCAGTCGTTCTATGATACCAAAGTAAGCCCATGTCGCTACACTTGCCGCAGCCACCATGCTTATGATGTTGCGTAGGGGTAGAGCGACCTCTGTGTTTTCGTTTAGCTTCGTAGCCATTGTTACTAAGCTAGATCACGAATCCGCTTAACCAAACGCTTGGCCCGGTTCGGAACCTGATCATGCCACCTCGAATCGACCATCTCGTCTGCGGCCTTATTCCAGTCCCGGGCATCAACTCCAGCCTTCATACCTTTGAACTTGGATAGGCGAGGCCGACCCATGTTAAACATCATATTGCAAATAACTAATTGTGCCTCTTCGGGCAGATCATCGAAGTCAGGGTACAATACTTTGCACTCATCTATGGTTACGGCCACATCTAAATTAAATGCCTTACGCACTCGTTCTTCAGATACTTCTGTGCCAATAGGCTGACCGAACTCTGGGTCGGACTCGGTAATAAGGTGACCTATTCCGAAAGTTGGTAAATTAAGGTGATCCAAATACACGGAATATTTACAGCCCTCGTCGTCTGCAAGCTCTTGTCTTAATTGATCTTTGTTCATCCTACACCTCTTAATCTCTGTGCTAACACCTGATCCCTTGGATCGGGAAGCGTGATTGGGTTTACATTAGCCAATGTATTTGTTGCGGGAATCGCTAAAGGGGCTGGAGCGATTCCCGCTTGCGCTGCTACGGGAGGAGCCGTAGCTGCGGCAACTGGTTGTTCTGGTGCTTGCGCTGTGTCTAAGGTCCGTGGTTCGGGGACCGTGGCACTACTTAACTCGTCAACTATTTCTGGTCTTTCTATTTCTATAGGCTCACCAGTTAGTTTTCTACGAAGCAAGCTTTTTCGTATTGCATTTATCTCCCTTATCGGGAACTCTCCTCCAAGTTTTCTTTGCGTTTTTATAGCCGCGCTTTTTACCTGATCAGATACGTTTTGTGGACTAAATTCACCTTTCATTATTCTATTCGCGTTACCTACCTTGTATCTATTCAAGGCTCTACGAATATCTCTGTCTTCCATACCAAGTTGGCGCATATCTTTAACCAACCTAAACATATCATTTTGAAGAGTATACAACACCTCATTCGATTTTGCATATGCATCAATAATATTATTTGGGTCCATGCGAGATTCTATTTTAGCCGCACGATTAAATATTTGCGATGCTCCCCGGACAGCAGTTCCGTACTGAGCAGCACCATACTTGACCACTTTTTCTGCGTCTATCTTTTGTTCTCTAATACCTGTGATAAAGGCAGCGATCTCTTCCTCGAACTGTCTTACGTTACCACGAGGATCTTTGCCATCAGGAGCAGTCAACGCAGTCATTAATCTACTTGGGTTGTACCCAACCTGTCCACCCAGTTCTGGTTTAGGTCCTATGCCGCCGACAACCTGTTCAACCGCACCCGGATTGAATGCGTCAAAAATGTGAGCAAAACTTTTAGCGACGATGGTCCCGCTATCGTCTACACCAAACTCTCCAGAGCCGTCGTTATATACTTTAGCTCCCGTTCTTGTTACCCCGCCCCGTATAGCTATGTCCGCTATACGCTCCGCTAGGATGGATTCTTCGGTAAGAAAAGGTTTTGTCATCTCGTCGATGATCCCAAGGCCAGCATCCAAAACCACCTTGTCTGCGTCCAATTTATCTATCTCACCCTTGTTGACCGCATTTAAAACTGCACGAGCAGGGCGCTGCCAGTAATCGTATGGGTTAAGGTAACTATAATCAACGTACCCTGTTACATAGTTTTTGTCGTCTTTGCCCTTCTTAACAGATGTCGGGATAAGAGTAGAGTTTCTGCTCCAAGGGGCAACTCTTCTTTGCAGAGCATCCATTTGTTCTTGAGTAACACCAGCAAGATACATACCAAGACCTTGCGCTGCTGGCGCGGCAACAGCAGTTGTCGCAGTGAACCCCATAAGTCTACGCATACCAATATCACGGACTTTAGAATTAGGTGATTGAAGTTCTTTTATGGCGTACCTTAGTGTGTTTGCGCTGGTACGAATAATTTCAGCAGGGAACGCTATAAAGTTACCAAGTGGTGCTTTTCGTAAAAGCTTAATTGCTTCCGGCACACGCTCGTAGTTAGGCACTACATTTTTAACAATGTCTGCTGCGTACTCATCAACGCTTCTAAAACCCATGTCTGTCGCATACCTTAGAGCATCTGTTTCAGAACCAAGAGCAGATATAAGTTTGTTACGTTCAAACTCAAAGTTATATATCTTCCATATATCATCACCGCCCTGATATGCGTCCCTTGCCCCTTTAGTTATTCTTTGTCCCGGCTTTATGACGGCTGAATCAAAGAACTGTCCAAGCTTACTCCTGCCAAGAGTTCTTCTTATGTACCCTTTTTCTCTGCCAACAGAAACACCGAGCTCATCAAGCTCTGCCTTTAAGCTGCCGCCAAAACCTTCTTCAAGAAGACGATCAATCTCTCGAACTTGCGCCTGTGTTCCAACAACTCCAAGCTCCTGTAGTTTCCTGAAGTAAACACCACGAGCCTGATCATTGGATATCCCCATAGCCTTGGCTAAACGTGGGATCTCACCCTTGTATATGTTGTCAACAACTAATCCTATGGACTCGCCTAAATTGGCTCCTCTTCCTATATTACCCTGCGCTGCTGCAAACAAGCTGGCAGTTGTTACGTTACGGACTTGAGTGATAGGAGACAGAACCGTCTTTGCAAATTGCACCAAACCTTTACCACGAAGAAAGTTTCCGTAGGTAAGTCTGGTTGCATTTGTAAGGGCGGTGCCCTGTGCCATTGTCAAATTAGTAAGATTATTGTAGATAGGTTTCTTTACATAAGATCCCTGCAAGGCTCCAAAAGCTACGTCTTGATCACCGCCCCCGGAATCAAGCTTTCTGTATTCATTCTTTTTTGCAAGACTTAAATTATCAAATGTTCCTTGACTTATAAATTCATCGCCCTGATCCAAAAAGTTATTGGCAAGATACTGATAGTATGAATCAACAGCCCGGAACTCTGCCAAGTCGTTAACGGTGCTAACAAAAGCTTCCATTGGATCTTTAACTTCGCCCAGCACCGCCCGAAGAGCAGGCTCGTTCAGCTTTTCTTTTGTAAGCAACGAGGTGCGAAGTCTGTCTTTAACTGCTCGGGTGACCGTGCCATCTTGCGCTATAGGCTTAGACGGCTTTTCATACCGCTTAACAAAAGCATCCATCATTTCTCTTGCGGCTGTGTCACTCATTCGACGGTTGACACCAACACCAACAGTAAAGTTTTCTGGAACAGGGCCCACTAACTTTGTGTATAAGTCCTCTGCAATGTCTGGACTTTCCTTATAGAATTGAACTGCGTTTTCGTAAGCCGTGGTAAATGCTTCGTTGTCACTGCGGAACCAGTTGGGATCTTCAAACGCTGCGAACTTACGGCGCATATAGTTCTGTAGGTTGTTTGTTACAATGTTTTCAACGTCAGGTATCATGCCGCCCTGCACAAAGTCAGAACGTGATATCGACCTTGAAAGCAAATCAATTTGCGAACGCATTTTTATTGCGTCAGATTTCATAAAGTCAGGTAAGAATTTTGCTAGATCTGTTGCGCTGTTCGCATCAAAGTTCTGTCCTAACCTTCTGGCCTCGGCTTCTGCCGCTTCAACAAAGCCTTTGTCCTTTGTTAAAAATCCGTACAAAAGGTTCATAGCTTCGACTTGAGTATTAGAGTCGCCATCAATCATAATGTTGCGGAACGAGGCGTTGTTTGTGCCAAATATTTTATCTAAGTTTTTTTGTAAGTTAGCTACAATTATACCTGTCTTATTTAATTGTGACTCTACCTTACCAACCAGACCTGCTTTTTCTTCAAACGCTTGCTGCGGCAGCATGCCACGAGAACGAAACAAACCTAGTAGCTGGTCAGCCACAGGGTACTTATCTATAATTTTTTGAGTCGAGTCAGCTATTGTTTCGCCAGTTCGCGCTGCTAACGTAGAGAACCCTGTAACATCAGAGACTGCTCTAGTCCCTTTAACCGCACCTTGACCAGCAATTCCTAAAGCTTTAAACACTGGTCCGGCAGCCGCCGTTGCGCCAGCAGCTTCCAATCCTATCTTGAACTTGTTACCAATTCTTCGCGCTGCTTCTTCTCTACCAGTCTCCCCGACATTTTCGGAGCTCATCGTGGGACCACCCTCGAAGAAGTCACCGATAGTTGTTGTGCCGTCACTTGCTACAAGAGCATCCGTCACACCTGCACCGACAACTTGGGAAGCTGTCTTGGAAGCTTTGCTGAAGTTTCGTAGCTTTGCAGCCTTACCTATAAGTCCAGCGGCCCCGAGACCCGGGACCACGAACTGTACAAGTGCCTCAGTTATTTCACCGGCTGCACCAGTTGGATCAATACCAAGATCATCTTTTAATTTGTTTTTAGCTTCGGATATGCGGACGGCGTAGTCACTGCCAGTAGCAAGATCTGGAATAAGAGCGGCGGACTCAAGAAGACCAGAGCCTGCCTCTATTACGCCGCCAACAATACCTTCACCTATTTCCTGTAGTGTTCCTTCGCTTTCGTCTTCAACACCAGCTTCAGGCGTAGGTCTAGTGTCACCAAACTGTGCTCGTATCTTAGCACGAATCTGATCCATAGAGGTTCCCTCTGGAGCGGTGACTTTGAATGATCGTCCGTCGGGGAGTGTTACCTTGTAATCAGGCATTTTGCCCCCTAGTTCATTGGTTCTATTTTAATTCCGTCGCCGCTGCTGCCGCTGTCACTCTGCTCACCGTCAGGAACTTCTATTCTATCTAACGATGCTGGAGGAGCGTTTCTAGCTATACCCATAAACACTTCAACTTCTCTTTTACCTTCTGGTGTGTTTATATCTACACCCAGCCCGTCAGCAATAGCTGCTTCAGTAAAATTCTCACCTATGTATTTTAAACCACCTGCGGTGTTTAGCTGCCGCAGAAAATATCCTTTAATATTTTTAAAGTCTCTTTGAATTGCTTCTAGGATTATGGAACTAGCTGTTTGGCTCTTGGAACCTTTTATTTGTTTGAGTGCGTCGAGGACAGGTATGCCGTTTTCTTCTGCCACGACTCTAGCTGTTTGTAAATCATCTGGACCAAGACTTGCTTCGTATTGTTTAGTCAACATTTCTAGTTCTGCTTCGTCTAGCTTTGCACCACGGGCAATAGCTGCATCGTAATCTGCTTTAGCCATTTCAGCGGCAGCTAGATTAACGGCACGTTCTGCTTCTTTCTCTTTAGCTTTTAGCTCACCAAATGTACCAAGAGTTTCTTTAGCTCCAGTTGCTACGTTTGTAAGAAAATCACCTGACTGTCCTGCTGCAATGTTAAGACCTAAAGTCATAAGCATGAAGTCCTTGGAGGTTCTGATGTCATCTACATCCGACACACCAGCTTCTTTCAAAAACTCTTTGGCCTCCTTCAACCTGTCTTTCTTTGTCTTCGGAGTCTCAGTCCCTCGTAATTCGGACAATCTATCTGTGAAGTTTTTAAGAGCCGTGTCAGACTTACTCTTAGTTGATTTTTTAGGTTTAGGAGCCGTGTCAGACTCACTCTTAGGTAATGGCTGTGTAGCTGTCTCCGATGGCTTGCGCTTTGGCTTAGACATTTTAGGTTTTACTACAGGGTTCTCGACAGTGCTATCTGTTGCGCTATTATCCAAGCGCGGCACCGGCATTGTAGGAACATCTATTGTACCAGTATTTGGAGCGACAGTGCCTGCGTCTGGCTGTTGATCAAAGCCCATGAAATTAGCAGGAGTAACAGACGGTTGAATTTGATTTTGAACTACTGCGTTGATTAACTCAGGGCTGGATGCCAGAACTCCGAGCGGGGCACGAGCGTCCGCCGCGTTCATACCTCTATTGCGAAAAACATTGCGCTGCAATACAGGACTATTCTGGTACTCTTTTAATCTATTTCCTATGCTAGTTATAGCCATTATTAACTCCCAAACTGACCATAAGCGCCAAGACCTGCAATACCCAGACCCATAAGCTGTGACCCAATACTAGGAGAGGGCGCTGTTTGTGTTGTAGTTTGTTGCGCGGATGGAACACCACGGAATAAGTCTGACAAGAAACCAAGTTTTTGGAAGGGTTCTGATGCTTTTTGTAGCGCATTTCTTCTAGCAAGATCCAGTCCCTGCTGACCCATCTGCTGCGTTAGCCCACCAATTCCAAGCAAAGTATTTATATCCTGCACACCCATCTGCTGCGCCTGACCACCAAGCTGCCCAAACATACCGGCCTGCTGCGCCTGTAGCTGTGCTGCATTTTGTGCCGCCTGCTGCGCCTGTGCGTAGCCCTGCTGCCTAAGATTAGCCGCTGCACGAGATTGTTCTTGTATATTAGCTTCGCCAAGTGCTGCTTGACCGACAGCAAAACGTGATCCACCAAAAGCCCCTGCTTGCGCTGCTTGAGCACTAAGTTGATTTTGCTGCTGCTGTCCAGCCCTTTGAATGTCAGCCATTGTTTGATCAACAACAGCCTGCTCATAAGGGTTCATAAACTGTTGTGCTGCTCCCGGCTGTGCAAAAGCCCCTGCCTGCGTCATCGCTCCTTGTGCTTGTTGCAAGAAAGGCAGATAGGCTCCCAACCCGCCTCCACCGGGGGCAACCATTTGTTGTGCTTGTTTTTGCTCCGCAGATAAACCAAACTGCTTTTCTGGAGCAAACGGCATTTTTGTGCTACCAAGAGCGGTAGCATCATCAAAAATTTTCTTTAAAAAATTTTCCTGAAACGGGGCTAACCGTTGGGTAACTTCTTGTGTTTGTGTTGCCATTACGCTGTAGCCTCCAACTCAGACATCATGTCGTATAATCTAGCGGCACCCATATCTCTGTCTCCGCCACCTGCCCCACGAACAGCTTTCGCCGTCAAAACAAATTCTCCATCTGACAATCTAGCAGGCACGGAATCAGATGTACCAGTGCCGGGACCGCTAACTTCACCCGTTATCGGGGTATCATACCCCATTTCATCGTGTGCGTACATAGCTCCGCCATGCGCTGCATTGACAGGCTCTGGAACCTCATACTCAAAGTCATCATCGTACAACTTATCTACTTCTTTGTTGTACTCTGCCATTTCTATCGGGTTAGTAATATCATACTCTTTGTCTGTTAACGGGCCGTATACTTTTTCAACTAGAGTTCCACCCACCGGGTCAGGTTGAGGTGTTCCTTCTTCAGGTTTGTCAAGTGCCTGTAGCGCAGCCCCTCCTAAACTAGCTGCAAGGGAAGCATCCCTCATTGTGAAATTATCGAAAAAGCTCCCTAACCCGCTACTAGCTTTACCCGCACCGGCAGAGCCAGCGTCCATCGGTGTCTGCATATTCATTAAAGAAGGGTTAGTAATACCCGCTCCCGCTGCTTTTTCTATACCATACAGCTTGCTCTGTAAAAAACTAGGAGGTGACCCTGCACCACCGCCCATTTGCAGCTTGCTTGTGACAGCGGGGGACAAGAAGGAGGTTACACCATATGAAAGAGCGGCATTGGTCAGGGCATCGTTGACTGACCTACCCCCAGCTAGGCTACCCACACCCGAACCAAGGGCTGAACCCATTGCACCAGACATACCTAAAGCCGGAGCAAAGTAAAAACCAGCAGCCGCACCAATCAACGGCAGCACTTCTTTAGCACTGCCTAGTCCTAATGCTTTTCCAAGATCACCAAATATTGCCATTATGCTACCTTCACAGTACCGGAATCATTATACAGCGTCCCCGTCTCAAGTCCAGTGGCGCTTGTGGGCAAGTCTGTTATTGTTATAGTCGATGCCCGTAGGTCACCCGGGTTACGCTCCTGCTCAATGAATATCTCCAGTGCACGAATAAGATCGGACATATAGCTTACAGTATACTCTTGTGGAGCTTCCGGCAGTCTGGGTGGTGGGACCTGATTGCTAGACACTAGCGCCTCCCATCCTGACGTAAGTCAACTCTAGGACTACCAAGTCGCCACTTAGCACCAAGTGCAGTTGACTCGACTCTCAATGCAAAAGATCGACCACGAGCACGGACAAACAACTGTTTTGTATACTCTTCCACAGGATTAGTTTGTGTTCTTGTTGTCGTGGATGATGCTGTGTTTCCAAAATCTTCGCCGGGGAAGTCTCTTGATTTGATAGTGAACGTGGCTTGCGGGGTAGATATAGCAGTGGAACCAGAGAAACTTAGGTCAGGTATAACCCTTCTAACATAAGTAAAGTGATCTCCATCTCCTATATCCATTACGGCTGACTCTATAAATGATGTCATTGCGTTGCCATCATCATCATGTCCGAACTCTTGATTGTATACATACCCATCCTCTGTAGCCAAGGGAAAGGGCCGAGTACCACGATCCAACCACGCACTTCTTGCTAACGTACCAAAATACCATAGCTTTTCTAGGTAGTTGTACACCACATAGCGGTCATTCTCTGTTGATCCAGATGCCGGGTAAAACCAGAACACCTCACTGAACTCAGAGTTTACCCCACCATAGATCTTGTCACTCTGTTCCAGATTGATATCATTAAATACTTTGTCTTTGACAGTGCATGGTAGCTGGGCTGTCTGACCAGCGTAGACATAAAAGTTATCATCACCCATCCAGAACACAAAATCTTCCGTGGCAACAGCGGCATTTGGTCCGGCGATAGTTATGTTGGATGCAAGCTGCTGTAAACCAAAGGTAAAGGGAGGTCCGATAAATCTCATGGATGTCAACGCAGTGTCAGTCCACACCAGAATTTCACGTTTGGTTTCAATAGCTTTTACAAAAGTAGAACCAGAACCAAGACGTAAGTCCCCGGCAGTGTTGGTTGTTACAGGATACCAGTCAATTGGGTTTTCCTGACTAGAGAAGCGTATCAACAATGGATCTTGGACCCCGTCTCCTTGTGCGTCTGTCGCGCCACCAAGACCATCAGCCCCAAAAGCAAGAACGTGACGATCTCTGTCCGACACCATAATCTGCTTACAAATGGTGGGTACGCTTCTTTTTGTGCCTGTTCGGGTAGACAGTTCTACTGCTCTGGCTCCTGTGCCAGTGGACTTGTCCCAGTAAAATACACCAGAGTCGCGGGGGTTTATGAGGAGATCCTCCCCGAAATTATCATGCGACCACAGACGTATCTGTGTGGTGGTTGATAGACCGCCAGAAGCTGCAACACCCCACCCGGAGAAATCATCCGCTGGATCAGCGTTACCTTTGGCTAAAAGCACTAAACTTCCATCCACATGAGTAGCCGCAGTTGTGCCAGAGTGTCCACGAGTACAGCCCGTCAGATCATTGCTTGAGATACCACCTACAAGAATCAACTCATTGTCGATCATTATAATATCAGTAGCTACAATGCCTGTAGTGCTGGTCACAGTGATTGTAGTATCACTCGCCGAAAGAGTGCCGCCCTCGTTGACTGTTGTCTGTAACGGCGCTGAAGTTCTACCACCATACAGACCTGCGCCCCAACCTGTACCACCAACTGTAGTATTAAGACCTACGTTGATCTGATAGTTGCCTACCGTATTACTGCCGCCGTTACCTGTATCAGAACCATTGGATGTTACCGCAACTCCAAGAAGATCTTTAGCTGTAATTTCGTAAGAACTGCCGGAAAGAATCTGATTAATACTGTATTCTTGGTTTAACACGGTGGCAGTTATGTTTCCGCCAAGACTTGCGGCGCTGGAGAAAGTAACAAAGTCTCCGGCTACTGCACCGTGGTTAACGTGAGTTACTGTAATCGTACTAGAAAACGGGGCCGATGTTGTTGCGGCAAAGGTAATAACGCCTGCACTTGTAGGAGAGCCAGTACGAATTGGAGTTATATCATTAAAGCTACCACCCTCTTCTATGTAGTATTTTAAGTTCGTGCCCAGTCCAAGAAAGTTAGATCCATCAAGGGAGATCCAGTTATGTAAAGCACGGCAGGTGCCTAGAAAAGTTGAGCTACTGTACTTTGCCCAGCCACCTATTTTCTCTGGATAACCCAGACGAAAGCGTACTTTGTCACCATCTCTCCATCCACCTTCGTTGGAATACGCTGTGAGATCCTGTACAAGCCCGGGTCTGAATTGTAGTTTTGTTAGCGGCATTATGTTTTTCTCCCGCCATAAAAATCAGATATATCTAAAGCGCCAGATGTTGGAATGCCTGAGTTAACAGTTTGATCAATGTTTCTACTATTGGCGCTGTTTCCTCCAATATATGTATAGTGACCAGACCAGCCGCTAGATGGGAAACTTGTAATTATACCAATCGTATCACCTGAAGATGCAGT